AAATGGTTCAGTTATCTACGATGAAGCTAAAAAAGATTTTGCAAAAGAACACATAGTTGCAAGGATTTAAGGAGAGCATTTGAGAAATGAGCATGGCAGAAGTAATTAAATCAATAGAGCGTGGAACACTTAGAGAAGCACAATCACACGAAATAGGTGGTAGAAATGGCGAGCCTATAGAAACATCCGAATTTCATGATATGACTATTGACATTGATATTTCAGTCGATGCAGTCAATGAGTATGCAAAATCAATTCTAGGCAGATACCCGAAAAATAATTATGAATTTTCAAGAGCGTTAGCAATGAAAATCCTAGAGGAAACAAAGTCATTAGCGAATAGTGAGGAGAAGTAGCGAGATTATGGAATATCAGAACACAATGCTTTGCGGTGGCATATCTGGTGGCTATTCAACAAAGACACCATGTATAAGCAAAGATGAATAAACCTAGATTTCTTTTTGGAGATATTGTTGTTGTAAACAAGTCGGACATAGGCGTTATTTGCAAAACGTGGGAAAAATCAGACGGAAAATACGAATACGAAGTTTATGTAAGACTTGCAAACAGTATAATTACATTTGCGGAAGAAGATATTGACAGGTATAGAGTAAGACATAAATATCTTAGCGAAGAGGAAATGGAATGGCAGTGGAATTAAACGGCTGATTATCGGCAGAAAGGAAACCAAATGGACGAAATAAAATCCGGAATGAAAATTGCCTATCAAGGAGTAAAAGAAGAAATGGAAACAATAGCTGCAGAACTTGCAAGAAAAGGAATTGAAAAGCCAAAAGGCTTTAGCACGTTGGAACAGTTTATAAAAGACAGACTTTCAGAGTGCGAATAAAAACAATTACCGACTACGGACTAATTGTAGTCGCTGACCTTAGAAAGATAAAGGTTGATAAAACATAGAAAAGGAGACAGAGAAAATGAAGAAGTTATTTGTAAGTGTGCCGATGAAAGGCAGAACAGAGGAATAAATCAAAGCTAGTATTCAGAAGATGAAAAAGATTGCTGAGATATACGAGGACGAAGAGTTAGAACTTATCGACAGCTACATTGAGGATAACCCACCGAAAGACAGCAAAGAAGCTGTATGGTATTTAGGTGAAAGCCTTAAGAAGCTGGCACAGGCTGATGTATTTATTGGAATATGTGAGAATTTCGATTGGAATGGCTGTTACATTGAAAGAGATACAGCACAAAGATATGGCATTAAAGTATATATGATTCCGGCACGATATGTAATTGATAATTACAATGCACTTTTACAGAAATTACATCCGGTTTGCAATGAAGCAATGCCAACATTCTGATAAAATTTTACTGACTAACAAATGGAACTGGTCACTACTCTAAATAGCGGAAAGGACGAATAACCATGATAAAACTATTATAGCGATTGCAATTGTAATTATATTTGCCGTATGCGAAATCATAAATTTTATAAACTACAAGTTTTATTCAGAACTTATCGACACAAAGTACAACAGAAACACAAAGTACAAAAAGTCTGGACACTTAACCCTTAAAGAAGTTAAGGAAAGATACTATCCACAATACAGATATGCGGTAGTAAATGTTGAATTTAGCAATTATCCATCATGGATTTGTAAAAATATTGAAGAGGCAAGAGAAAGAGTAAAAGACAGTTGTCAAAGATTGCATATTGTAGACTTTGAAGATGTGATATAGTTACACAATGATTTGTAGCGAACATAGCGTTGAAGAGATAATGATTAAAACAACAGAGTAATATATTACCGCCGTATAAGCGACTTACGGCGCTAACCTAGAAAAATTATAGGCAGAGGCCCATAAGCACCTTTGCTTTTAAAAGTGGAGGTGCTTTTTTCATGGCTAGTCAGAGCCTTATTTCCACAGTAAACGGATATGAAAACTACATAGAAAACAAAGGAAAAGACGAGCAAGTAATTAATGCCTATGTAGACGCTTGTAGTGTAGCCATAAATGGCGAAAAAGATATTGAGTATGGACTACAACTCACTAAGAGGGCAAAAGAGCTTATAGAGGACTTCTGCACGGCTAAAACAGGTGGTACGATTTGGGATTTGGAAAAATACGCATTCGACCACAAGACTACATATGAGCTGATAAACAAAAAATATGAGGTTTTGTTACTTGAAGCCCAAAACAAAATAGTTGACAGCTATTTTCAGTACATAGAGAAAAAGCGTGAGCCTAAAGACCGATTTTATATGCCACGTAGGAAACAACTAATCAAAATCGGACTTGTGGACGCACTGCAAGGCATGATTGATGATAAATACGACATATTGTGTGTGAGTCTAGTGCCAGGAGCCGGAAAGAGTACGATTGAGAAATTTTTTCATTCGGCAGTTGCCGGTTGGTTTCCAAAAGACTACAGTCTATTTTATTCACACAGTGGTGACATTACACGAATGTACTATGATGGAGTATACGACATTGTTACCAATGATGATGATTATGCGTGGCATGACATTTTTCCTAATCTATCAGTTACAAGCACGAATGCCAAAATGGAGCAATTCAACATTGGCAAATACAAACCTTTTCCGTCAGTACAATGTACTTCTGTAGGAAGTAAGAATGCCGGAAAAGTCCGTGCAAGTAAATTTTTGTTAGTTGATGATATGATAGGCGGAATTGAGGAAGCCTTAAATCCTACAATACTTGATAAGTTGTGGGATAAATACGCAGTAGACGCAAGACAACGTAAGACACAAGATACGGACGGGAAACCATGTAAAGAGATACATATTGCCACTCGTTGGAGTGTACATGATGTTATCGGACGCATTCAAAATATGTATATTGGAAATCCAAGAGTCAAAACAATATCAGTTCCCGATGTAGACCCGGTGACAGGGGAAAGTAATTTTGATTATGAGTATGGTGGCTTTACGAAAGAGTTTTTTGCCGACCAACAATTACTTATGGACGAAATCTCTTACCGATGTTTGTATAAACAGGAGCCTATCGAGCGTGAGGGCCTATTGTTTCCTGATGATAAAATCCGCAGATACTTCAATCTGCCACATGGCGAACCGGAAATTATCACAGCTCAATGCGATACAAAAGGAAAAGGCACAGACTATTTTGTTATGCCAATACTGCAAAAATATGGCGAGGATTATTATTGCGTTGATTGCGTGTGTGATAATACGGCGGACTATGAAATGCAGTATGAAAATGCATCAAACACATTAGTCAATAATCAGGTACAAGAGTGTGAGTTTGAGCGTAATGCCGGCGGTGACAGAGTGGCCATGGAAGTCAATAAGAGAGTTGAAAATAAAGGGTGGATATGCAATATCACTGATGTACCGACAGAGACAAATAAGGAAGCACGTATTTTTCAGTGTTCTAACTGGATTTTACAACATATTATTTTCAAAGACCAATCACTTTATAAGCCCAATGAGCCTTATGGAGTAATGGTATCACTGCTGAAACGATATTCAGTAACAGGCAAAAAACAGCTCGATGATGTTCCCGATGTTTTTTCAAACTTTGCCTTAAGAATGACGCAAGGCAGTAGAATAGCAAAGGTTGAAGCAGTACACAATCCGTTCAGAGGAGGGCTTTATTAATGAATACAAAAACTTACTTAAATCAAATTAGCAGATTGGATAAAATGATACAAAACAAGCTGTCTGAAATATATCGGCTTAAGACAATAGCATGTAGTGTTACTGTTTCAACGGACAAAGAGGCAGTTGATGTTTCATCGGACAAAGATAAATTAGGCAGTACAGTAACTAAAATTGTGGACTTGGAAAAAGATACAGACAGACTTGTTGATGAATTTATGAGAAAAAGAAATCATATTATCGGTCAAATTGATAGCATGGAGAATACCGACTACTATCATGTACTCTCAATGAGATATGTCAATCAAAACACTTTTGAAGAAATCGCCCAGGCTACAAATTGGAGCATAAGAAAGATATTTACAATCCACGGCAGAGCCTTGCAAGAGTTTGAAAGGCTTTACGGAAAAGAATATCTTGAAAACGTGCAGTAGTGTGCATAGTTTTGCATATCATTGCATATATACACTTAAAAAATTGACAGTTATAATATAACTATGAAAAAATCGTAATTCGTTCATTGCGTAAAATCTCTTTTAGAAATAGCACTCACAGATTGTGGGTGCTATTTTTAGTGAATCGAGGGTGACATGAATAATCAGAATATTAATATTGTACCAACAGGAAAACGAAGTGTAATGTGCCCTCGTTGCGGTAAATTGCTAACGTGGGTGAATAAAAACGATAAGAAGCGCCACAAGGTAATGTGTACGCACTGCCGTAAATGGATATGGTTTTGGGCTGGCACACAAGAATTTGAGATAAAAGAGGTTCCACAGAGAACTTCTGCAAGTGGCATGAGGTTTTATTGATGTATAGATATGCTCATAAAAACGTAAGACCTTTTTCGGCTGTCTGTCATAATAATTACGGCAGACAAGTTATTTTCACACGTAAAAGGCAAATCACAAAAAACAATATAATCGAAGAACTGAATAAAGCACTTGTGATTCACGAGCAAAACGCTATTGAGATTGAGTACCTTGACAGATACTATCGTGGCGACCAACCGATTTTGTATCGACAAAAAGTGAACCGCCCAGAAATCAATAACAAGATTGCTGTAAATCTTGCGTATGAGCTTGTCGAGCGCAAAACTGCAGAGATGTGTGCCGAGCCAATCCAATATGTATTGCGTGGCACTGACAACCACAAGTCAGAAGAAATCACACAGCTTAACATTACAATGGATTCAGAAAGCAAACAGGAGTGCGATATAGACATACATCGGTGGAGAAGCATATGCGGTACCGGCTACAGATTTATCGGTAATGACGATGGGCAAGGGCAGTTGCTCGATGAAAGCGATTTTTATTTATCGTCTGAAAATCCAATGTATACGTTTGTTGTGTACTACTCAAACGGACGTCCGGCATTCTCTTGTCAAATCGGAGAGGACGAGAACGGAGCGAACATATACTATGTGTTCACTGACAATGAGTGGTTCGATATTCGCAACGACAAGATTTATGCAAGCGGAATAAACGGCAATAGAGCAATCCCGGTGATTGAATATCCAAACAATGCAAGGCGGTTATCTGACATTGAAATGACTATTGCAATCACAGACGCTATTAACGTGCTTACATCGGACAGAATTAATGGTGTCGAGCAATTTGTTTCCGCATGGGTGAAATTTGTTAATTGCGAGATTGACATAGACACATTCAGAAAAATGCGACAAGAGGGAGCATTGGTAGTTAAATCTAACAATGGTTCAGATAACAAGGCTGATGTTGATGTAATGACGAGCGAGCTTAATCAGACAGAGGGACAAGTGGTATTCACTGACCTCTTTGAAAGATTTTTAAGCATTCAAGGTCTTGCAAATCGTCAGGGCAATACAGGCGGTGATACCGGTTCTGCCGTAGAACTACGAAACGGGCATTATGACGCTGGGCTTAGAACGGCTATTAATGAGCCTATCCTTAAGAAATCGGAGAGAATGGCACTTAGGCTTATTCTTAACAGGCTGAGAATTAATAAGGGCTTTACGCTTATGCCTAGTGATGTTGAGATACACATTAATCATAATAAGCTAGATAACATGCTTGTTAAAGCAGAGGTGCTTGAAATATTACTTAGGTGCGGTATCAATTACAAGAGGGCTGTCAAGACGATTGATATGTTTAGCGACCCTGAACAAGTCACTCTTGAAAGCGCTAAGCGTATGGAAATGCTATTCCCGGAAGAACAGCCGACAACAGCTATACCTAACAATAATAACAATGATAAGAACAATGGAAAGACAGCCGATGAATAATTGGCTGTCAATTTATTTTGGAGCTTGATATGGCAGACGAAATCCACGCACTTAACAAAAATGAAATACAAGACATAGATTATGACACATATTTTGGTGAGATGGATTTATCTGACGAGGAAAAGGAAGATAGAAAAAAACTTGCTGAAAAGTTTGAAAAAATCTTTGTTATGCTATTTGTCTTGTTATCCGGCAAGGAAGAAACAGAGATAACCACTATCACCAAAGAATTTATTATCAGATATGAGAGCATTGCCACGCAGTATTGTAAGGCAAAGAAAACACCCTCATATATTACAGACTATGCTCGGTACATTGTGAATGAGGTAGTTGACGCTACCACGCAAAATACTGACGTAGAGTATTTTACTTCACAAAAGCGGGCAAAAAATGTAGCTGCGAATGAAGCTAATGCAGTCGGCAATTACAGATTGCAAACCGATATGGTGAAACAGGGCTACAAAACAAAAGAGTGGCGTTCAAAAGAAGATTCACATGTCAGACCTACACATGCAGAAGTTGACAGAAAGAGAATTGATATTTTTGAGCCGTTTGAGGTTGGAAATTCACTGATGATGTTTCCAAAAGACCATTCTTTAGGGGCACAGGTAAAAGAAATAGCAGGGTGTAGATGTACCCTTAGATATTTTAAATAATCAGCGATTGTCAATTACGACAGTCGCTTTTTATTATACAAAATTTTGCACCTATGCGGTAAATAGGAGAACTCAGCAGGAGCGACCTGCGGTAACAAAAGCGTGAGTAACGGAGGTAATTATGACAAGAAATGACGTATTGAAACTATTTCCAGAAGCGACAGACGACCAGATTACAAATTTGCTTAATCAGAACAATTCGGAAGTTGCTGAGGAAAAAAACAAAGCAAGCCAGTACAAGACTAAGGCTGATACGGCAGATGACTTACAGAAACAGCTTGATGACTTACAAGCAGGTAATATGACAGAACTTGAAAAGGCAAATAAAGCCTTAGAGACAGCCAATCAGCAGATAGCCAAGCTACAGAAAGATAAAGCTGTCAGAGACTTGCGTGAGAAGGCTATGTCAGATTTTGGAATTACAGCAGAACAGGTAAAGACAGTAGTAAAAGAGGATGGCTCTTTTGACACAACATCACTTGGCAAGATTATTTCCGACATGAAAGCCAATGCAATCGCGGAGTATGAGAAAAACGCACTCAACAATACTCCGAATCCGAGCAATGGCGGTAACAATAATGAACCCGACTCAAAGCCAGCAGATGTAGCAAATGCAGAACAAATCTCATTCGGTACAGTTGCAAGTACAGAGAGTCAAAACAGCTATGTAATTTAAAACAGGAGGTAGAACGATGGGAAAGCCAATCGTAAGAGACTTTACACAGGGTAAAGGAATTTTAAAATTTTTCCCTTATGAGGGTGCAGCGTGCCTTGTACCACAGACTATGGTAACAAGCGCAGACACAAACGGAATGAAGATTGTACCAGCCGGTACACCATTCCCAAGCAATGATGCAGAGTGCAAGGGCTATCTGTTACACGATGTAGATGTAACGATGGGTGACGCACCTGGAACATATGTATATCAGGGAACTATTGATTGGGAGAAAGTTAAGTCACTTTCAATCGCAGATGGAGCTAGAACTGCAACACCTAGAGTTACTTTTTATGGCGCGCCAAAGATTGTAGCAAGTCAGGTTTAAAAGGAGGTAGAAGAACATGGCATTACCATTAGCAGAAGCATTTACAGCGAGAAGTCTCGGTGTAATGTGGAACAATTATCAGAAGACATTAGGAACTGCCCCTTATCTTGGCAGGCAAAAATTCGGAACACGTAAACAGGACTCGCTCGACCTTAGATTTATCAAGGGCAAGAACGGACTGCCAGTATCACTCAAAGCTTCAAACTTTGACGCACAGGCAGAGTTAAGAGATGTTGGAGGTTTCTCTGACATTCAGAACTCAATGCCATTTTATCGTGAGTCTTATATGGTCACAGAGAAAGAAGAGCAGGAATACGACAACTACAGAAGTGCAGAGAATGCCAACCTCGCAAATCAGGTATTGAGAGAAATTAGCAAAAAGCCAATGAACCTTATCGAGGGCGCATTAGTTGTGCCGGAGAGACAGATTTGGCAGTTACTTGCACCTACAGATGGTGTACCAAGAGTAAAAGTAACTATTGACAAAAAACCATATTACATTGATTACCTTGCAGATAACGAGAAATCAGAGCATACGGCAAAGCATTACAAGACTTTTTCAGGCACAAGCGCATGGGACAAGTCGGCTACAGCCACACCACTTGACGACCTTATTAAGGTCAAGAGAGACTTTTCAAAAGCTACAGGATATTCTCTTGCTCGTTTTACCATGAACACAGAGACATGGGAAATGGTACTCAACGCAGAAGATACAAAGAAACAGGTACTCGGTATCACTGCTTACAATGGCGGTATCAGATTACAGCAAGGGCAGGTTACTGAATACCTTAGAGGATATGGTATCGAGATTGAAGTATACGATAAGCTCTATGTTGACGAGTCGGGACAGACACAGTACTTTGTGCCAACAGGTATTGTATCTGCGCAGTCTGCCGGAGTATTCCTTGGCGATTACACATTCGGTAAGACGCCGGAGGAAAGAAGCGGAAGTATCACAGACGGAAACCTCTCACTTGTTGAGACCGGTGTATCTGTATACACATACGCTACAAATCATCCTATCAATACTCACTGTATTGTATCTATGATTGGATTACCTACATTTGAGGGTATGGATAGCGTTATGGTTCTCAAAGTTAAGGAGGATTAAGGCTTATGATAGCAACGCACTCTATAAAGCATGATGGAGTGTGGTATAAAGTCGGAGACGAGGTACCGGAAAGCAATAGCAATTCGGTGCCTTCTGATTTTATGAACCCACCTGAAACGACATACACAAAGACAGAAATTAACAGAATGTCAACAGCCGACCTAAAGAAGCTTGCGAGCGAAAATGGCATTGAAAATGCCACAGAAATAAATGGCGGTGAATTGAAAAAACTGTTAATTGAAAAATTTGGATTATAAGGAGCTTGGCATGGAATACACCACATTAGAGCAAGTCAAAATCAGACTCAAACAATTTCATATTGATACAGTCACGAATGATGATGAAACGACATCTGATGTGGTAGTGTTCGACAACAAGGAAGATAACCCACTCATTGAACAGCTCATTAGACAAGCCACGGAAGATGTAAAAGCAAAAAGGTGTTATCCGGACACTTTCACTGATGATGATATAACTGCCGATTTAAAGCAGTTTGAGAATGTCGTTATCAATCTCGCTGTCTACGACCATTCACAAGCTGGTGAGAACTATATGAGCGCATTGAGTGAGGGTGGAGTGAGCCGTACATGGAAAGACAGAGATAAGCTGTTTGTCGGAGTTTTCCCTTTTGTCAAAGTGCTATAAGCAAAAGAAGATTGTGCGTTACCAAAATGGTAGCAGGCGGTACACATTAAGTGGTGGTGGGCGGTGTGCCAATTACCAAAGATGAAAGGCTGTAAGATGAATAATTTAATCTATCAGACATACATTATTGCCTTGCCAATTGTCCTGACAGCACTTTTGGGTTATATTGTTTGGCTTTTACAAGAGCAGAAAAAGCAAAAAGCGATAGACACAAAAGAAAGAAACGAGCGCATTGAAGAGGAAAAGAAGCTACGACAAGCAAACGGAAAAGGTACAATGCTACTTTTACGAGTACAGCTTATCGAATACCATGATAAGTACATGAAGCTTGGTGAAATTCCCTCATATGCGTATCAGAATTTTTGCGAGATGTATGACACATACCACGCACTTGGCGGCAACGGCATGGTAACAAAAATGAAAAATGAGATTGAGGAAATCCATTTAGGCAAAGGAGGTAAAAGCTGATGGACTTTACACAAGTACCTACAGTGGTTGCTATTATGGTAATTACTTATTTAATCGGATATGCTTCAAAGCAGATACCACAGGTTAAAGATAATATTATTCCTATTATCGTAGGTGTAGCCGGTGGAGTACTCGGTATTGTTGGAATGTTTGTAATTCCCGGTTATCCGGCAAAAAACATTCTTGATGCAATAGCAGTTGGCATTGTGTCGGGCATGGCAAGTACCGGTGTTAATCAGATTTACAAGCAGATAAAGAAAAATGCTTGACATTAATAAACAAGCCATGAAATACGCGCTTCAAGGTCAAACTGTCACAGTCTATGAAAAAGACGAGGACGGAAATCTAAAGTTTTACGAAACAGAGGACGGAGAGAAGATATATTACACCCATGAAGAAACAGGCTTTTCGGAGCCTGTTGATTTTCGGGCGAATATATCGTTTGACGGAGGAGAAGCACAGAACAAGGAATATGGCTTTAATACGGCTGATTTTGATGCTGTTTTGCTGACAGACAGAGGAGAATACCCTTTTAAAAAAGGTGACGTTATTTGGCTTGATAGCGAGCCTACAAAGGACGAAAACGGATTAGTTGATTCAACTTCCGCAGACTTTACAATAGTAGGAGTAAAACCCTCTCTCTATTCAGTTAAATACACGCTCAAAGCAGTTGTGAAAGAAGTGTAATTATGAAGCTTGACATTTCCCTAACAGAAAAATCTATACAAGATGCGATAGACAAGCTTGAAAGATACAAAGACCGCTTACAAGACAAGTGTATAGCGTTTGTTGGAGAGCTTGCTAGTAACGGCATAGCCGTAGCACGAGCAAATACAGGCAATTTCGGACACTATATTACATTTAGTTATGAAATTAAAGATACAACGGACGGCTGTACGGCTATTGTGCTTGCTACCGAAACAGGGCAGATACAAAGCACATGGCAAACAGCAGACGGACTTAAGACAGTTGATGTATCGCCTTTGCTCATGGCTGAATACGGCTCGGGTTGGAAAGCTAAACCACACTTTAACGATGCAAGAGGTGGCCAAGGAACTTTCCCAGGGCAAACACACGCATTTGACAGCGAGGGTTGGTATTGGAGAGACGAAAGCGGAGAATTACACCATTCATACGGCATTACACCTACAATGCCGATGTATCACGCATTTTTAAAAATGGAAAATGAAATCATGAAAACGGCACGGAAAAATTTTAGTTGAGGTGATAAAGTGGCGAGTCAAAATCAATGGGTCTACGACCTTGAAAACCTCACATATGCAATTGTAAAAACCCGATGTGAGAAAAAATTGAAAACTAAATATCCCAAGCTAAAATTCACACAAGAGGAACAGTCGGACAGTGCAACGGCTAGCTTCCCAACGGTGCTAGTTCAAGCACTCGAACCTATTGAACAGAATGAGGATTTAGAGTGTGAAAGAATAAATACAGTGTTATTTACGGCACAAGTAATTGTTACAACGAATAAAAGCCGTTCAGAAGCCTTGAATGTGGCACAGACAGTGGCTAATGAATACAAAGCTATGTCATTCAAGCTGACAACAATCCCATTCGCTAGAAAAAACGGCAAAATATGGACAGCAACATTACGTGCTAGGCGGTCATTCGACTGGAACGATAGATTATAAGAGCCTTTTGGCTCTTATTTTTTTATGAAAAATTAGGAGGTAACAAAAATGGCAACAGGTTTAAAAAGTAGAATTGCTTACAAGACACCAACCGCATCCGCCACAAGTGGCGATTATTGGGCTGGAACTTACAAGCTCTTACTTAGAGCAAAATCAATTCCCTCACCATTCGGCTCACAGAACATGGTAGATACTTCAACTCTTGAGGATTTAGTAGAGACACAGGAAATGGGCAGACGTTCAGCCGGTTCTATGGAAGTTGAGGGAGCTTTTGAGAAGAAGTACAAAGACGAGATGGTAACCAATGAGGGTAAGAAACTTGACTTTATCATTCTCTATGGTACAGACGGAAAAGGTTCAGAAGGTATCTGTGCTTTTATCGGTCAGGAGTCATTCGCCCCAGGTGAGGCTTCTGATGACCACTTAACAGGAACTGCGACTGTATCAGTTCAGACAGTGCCTAAGTGGATTGAGGATAACTACGATGTTGCGGTAACGGAGGATGACCAAGGTTATCCAACAGCAATCACACTCACAAAAAAATCATGAGCCAATCGAAAAAAGCCGTAGCGGTTGGCTATGATGATGGCACGGCTGACAGCGAACTTGAAGATACAATATAGCAAGGTAATTGAGGCAGTGTTAAAACTGCCTCTTTCCCTATATAAATTAGGGAGAAAGGGAAAGATAAAATGAAAATTAAATTAGATGGAAAAGAGTATACAGTTAAATTCGGATATGCACCGGTATATAAGAATAAAATTATCCCAAGGCTCGTAGGAATAGGGCAAAAGGGCGAGGGACTTGAAGTCATTGACAACATGCTTGGATTTTTACCGGAGTTTTTGCTCGTGGGCTTGCAAAAGTTTCACGCTGACGAATTTGGCTTTGATTTTGACGATAAAGAAGCAAAAGAGAAGCAATTAGCGAAGATGTATGATTTGCTTGACGATTATCTCGACCCAGAGAATGAAGAGGGTGGAGATATAATGTCGCTCTACAACGATTTGTCGGCTGAAATGGAGAAAAACAGTTTTTTATCAAAGATGTTGGCGAAAGAGGTACAGACAGCCAAGAAGAAGCCAATCAAGAAGTAAAAGAGCTTACATGGGAAGTGTATTGTAACGAAATCCGTCCATATTGGCTTTTAGTGACTAAAGGCTATGGATTTAGCGTTGAGGACATAGATATGTCTTGCCCGGCCGATTTAGAGCCTTATTCAAAGGCTTATATGCTTGAGCAAAAAGAAGCCGACTCCAACATGTGGGCATGGTGGGGCACATACGGATTAAGCGCAACTCTTACAGCTATCGACAGAGCCTTAAATGGTAATAAAGCAAGAGTAAAATACATTGAGAAATCATTAAATGAGCAATACTCAGAAGATAACGAGCCTAAATACAAGGAGTCTAATGAGGAAATTGCCGTTTACGAGATGAAGCAACGAATTAACGCATTAAGACAGTCAGGATTACCTGAAAGTCCTGATTAATGAGGTGAAAATATGGCATATAAAGGAATTGACGTATCGTCATATCAAGGAAATATTGATTGGAGCAAGGTTAAGTGGGCTGGAGTGCAATTTGCAATCCTTAAAATAATTCGCAAAGACCTTAATCCGGATAAGACCTTTGAGCAAAATTGGAAAGGCTGTACTGATGTAGGAATGCCAATACAAGGTGTTTACAACTACTCATACGCTACAACAGTAGATAAGGCAAAGACAGACGCACAGAGAGTGATTGAGGTACTTAACGGAAGAAAAACTTTCGTTTGGTTAGATGTTGAAGATAAATGTCAGCAAGGACTCGGACAGACACTTATTGATATTATCAACACATATCAGAGCGTTATCAAAAGTACCGGGCTTAACTTCGGTGTATACACAGGGCTTAGCTTTTACAATCAGTACATTGCACCATACGCAAATCAGATTAACTGTCCGTTTTGGATAGCACGTTATCCGTCAACTAAAGGAATGTCTATTGGTGATGAGCCTAATAGCGCAAAGAAACCTGTTATACAGCATCCTCTGTATGGCTGGCAGTATTCGAGCGCATTTACTTGTAGCGGTCTGAATAACAGCACTGACGCTAACTTACTTTATATGGAGCTTGATAAGGGCGATGGAATAGAGAATAGTTCGGCGCCAATAGCAACTCCGGTAAAGAATAATGCCTGGAAAGGCAATGAAGAATATTACCTCGATAATGATGATGTAAGAAAATGGCAACATGCCATGAACATCGGATTTGACACAGACGAGCTTAAGGAAGATGGCAGATTTGGAGTTAATTCACAGAGATTTGCTAAAAATCATAATCTGTGGAGCGGTCAGAAGCATAACTGCCCAACAGCCATTAAGTGGCTGAGAAAAACTCTACACGACAAGTATCATTTTTACAAACTTGATACCGATTACGGCAAGTGGACGGACTATCTCACTAAATGTGTCAAAGTATTTCAAAAGAATAGAGGTCTTAAGCAAGATGGATATGTTGGATTAATTACAACATACTATCTGCTCAAAGACTAAATACATGAGAGTTACTTTAGGGTAGCTCTTTTTTATTACAGGGAGGTGAGAAAATGGCAGAGAGCATTGAGCTTCAAATCAAGTCGGACGCGCAACAAGCAACAAAAGCCATAGGCAACTTACAAAGCAAACTGCAAGGGCTTGGAACTACTCTCAATTCCCTCAATGGTGCAAGCATAAGCAATTTTGCGAGTGGAATGTCGCAACTTGCAACATCACTTAGAAGTGTGAGCAGTATCGACACTCGTACCTTTAGCAAGATTGCAACTAACATGGAAAAGCTTGGCAACCTTGATACTGCAAGACTTGTCAGCTCGGCAAGTGCCTTAAAGAGCATGGCAACAGAATTGTCGGGCTTTGCGAATATCTCAAAGCAATCAGCAGAGATTACACAGCTAACAGCCTCAATCTCAAAGCTCGGTTCAAAATCAGCCGGATATGCTGCGGATAACATCAGAAACCTTGGCAGTGCCTTGAAAGAGGTAATGACAACATTATCTAGCGCACCGAGAGTCAGCAGTAACATTATTCAAATGACTAATGCACTTGCTAATCTGTCACAGCAAGGCTCAAAAGTCGGTTCGGCTAGGAGGTCACTTGTAACAGGCTTTTCAAACACAACTAAGTCAATTAAGAGTACAAGAAGCGGATTTAGGGGCTTGGCTTCAACTATCGGTAAGTTTTACGCAACTTATCTGCTGGTTATGCGAGCTGCTGGAAAAATAGGCAGTGCAGTTGATTTAGCGAGCCAACTAACCGAGGTTCAAAACGTAGTAGATACCACGTTTGGCGATATGGCAAGTAAGGTTGATGATTTTACAAAAACATCAATTCAAGATTTTGGAATGTCAGAGCTGACAGTTAAGCAAATATCAAGCCGTTTCCAAGCGTTAGGTACTTCTATAGGTATTTCATCAGAACAAGTGGCAAATGGTACGGCAGTGGCGAATAAAGCCCTTATGAGCCAAAATAACACGCTATACAAGACTACAGACAGTATGGCTGATATGTCGCTTAATCTTACGAGATTAGCCGGTGATATGGCTTCATTCTACGATGTAGACCAAGCCGATGTTGCAAAGAGCTTGCAATCCATTTTTTCAGGAACAATCGCACCATTAAGGAGATACGGACTTGATTTAACACAAGCCACACTTTCAGAGTGGGCTATGAAAAACGGACTTGACGCAAATATCAAGTCAATGACGCAAGCTGAAAAAGTACTCTTAAGGTACAATTATGTCATGGCAAACACGCAAGCTGCACAGGGAGACTTCGCCAAAACAGCCGATAAACGAAACGTTAGTTTCATGTGTCGCGCAGCATAGTAATATGCTGATGAAAAATCGAGCAAAGTCGGTGAAAACTAAGTTGATTTAGACAACATGCTTTGATATAATATGTTCGAGGTGATTTAATGAGAACGTATTATATCTATAAGGCTACAAATAAAGTAAACGGAAAATTATATATCGGACAAACAGTAAACTATCATGCTAGGGTTCAACAACATTTAAGGTGTTCGCCAAAAGAGGATTGCTTATTTCACAGAGCAATTGAAGAATATGGCAAGGACAACTTTGAATGGGAAGTGATTGATAAATGCAATAGTTCACAGAAAGCATTGCGACTTGAAAGATTTTATATATCTTTGTATAACACATACAGAGATGGATATAATGAGAATAAAGGCGGTGTCGGTGGACATAATGCAAGAGCTGTCGTAAGGCTGGATAAAGACGGAACATTCATAGAAAGATACGACAGTGCAATGGAAGCCGACAAATATGGCTTTGGTAATACTGATGTATTATTATGTTGCAAGAATAAAATGCTGACATGTAAAGGCTATCAATTCATGTTTGAAGATGAATATAAAGCTAATGGAGCTAAGACATATGCAAAGCCAAAACCTATTAATCAGAGAAAAGTCATTCAATGTGACCTAAAAGGTAATTATATCAAAGAATTTGATAGCATAGCACAGGCTTCAACCGAAACAGGAACAAACAGGACAACACTGATAGGGGCATTGAAACATCGTTATAAAAATGCCAATGGATATATTTTTGTCTATAAAGAAGATTTTCCGATAAAAGATTTGAGCATGTATACTAAACTAAAAAAGGGTAGGAAAATAGCTCAAATTGACATAAAAACAAATAAAGTAGTCAAGGAGTATGATAGAATATCTGACGCTGGCAAAGCGTTGGGGGTCAATTACAAAGCCATACACAAAGTAGTTGATAAACCCGACAGGACAGCATACGGATATAAATGGATAAGTCAATAAGTCAATACCGAGGTAATCAATCAGATAGCGAAAGGCTGATTGACACTGTAACGCGTAGGAAGTGAATAAATATAATCTTCCCAAGAGTGCTCGACAACCATAAGACGTAGAGATGCGTCTTATTTTTGTGGTTGAAAATGTACGCTGAACTTATAGGAAACTATAAGAAGTAGAGGATAAAAAGCCTTTACGATAACAAATTGACATGGGCGAATAGTGTAAGAGTCCTTAAGCAAGAGTTCCAAGCATGGGGCAGTATCATAGGTAGCGTAATAATCAATGCTTTAAAGCCGTTTGTTCAAGCCTTAAACAAGGTAATGCTTAAGGTTATTAGCTTTACAAGAACTGTAGCTGACGCACTCGGGGCAATCTTCGGATGGACTATCGAGATAAGCGGTCGCGGTGCCGCGGCTGACGGCATGGAGGACATAGCTGACGGAGTAGGCGATATTGGTGATAACGCCGATAGTTCCAATAAGAAAGCACAAAAACTGAAAAAGACATTGCTTAGTATAGACGAGATACACGCACTTGACGATAACAGCGATAGTGGCAGTGGCGGAGGCTCAGGCAGTGGCGGCTCAGGCGGAAGTGGAGCTGGCAGTGGTGTTGATAGCTCGCTGAAAAAGACCGATGGATTGCTCGAAAAATACAAATCATCAATCAAAGACCTTTACTCACTCGGAAAGTACATTGGCGACGCTCTTGCGAGTGCTATGGAGAGCATTGATTGGAAGAAGATTTATCAGAAAGCTGACAATTTTGGAAAAGGACTTGCAGATTTCCTTAACGGCTTAATCAGCCCAAGACTCTTTTATGATTTGGGCGCAACAATAGCCGGTTCGCTAAACACAGCTTTGCATTTTCTCAATTCATTCGGCACAACATTCGATTGGACTAACTTTGGCTTGTCGATTGCTAATGGCATTAATGGATTTTTTGAGAATTTTGATTTTGCTTTATTGGGGCAGACTATATCAGCATGGGCTAAAGGAATACTCACAACTCTAACAACAGCAGTAGAACGTACAAATTGGGCTGAAATCGGTACTCAAATTGGTACGTTTTTTGCCAATATTGATTGGATAGGAGTTTTCCAAGATGTTCACGAGCTTGTTAATGGACTTAAAGAGGGCATTATAACAGGGCTTGCAAATTGGTTTAAAGAAGACCCTTTGAGCGCAACGATTGTAGCCGGTTTTGCTCTTGCAAAATTAACAGGAATAGGCGGAAAAGTTGGCAAACTATTATCGTCAAAACTATCAAGCGTTTCTGCAGAAGTCGGATTAGTCCTTGCGGCAGATGGTGTTTCACTGTTTTTTGGCTCAAAAAGAACTGATGTTAATTCCATTGTTTCACCTTTAATGGCAAGACTTGGAGCTAAACTACTCGGTGCTTCATGGCAAATATTCATTTCTGTAGCTATAGTGCTCGCCGCCGCAAACATAGGCTTAGCAGTGGGAAACTGGATAGCCGGAACAGATGTCACTTGGGGGGATATTTTCAAAAACCTAAGTGATACAAGTTGGTGGACTGATTTATTGACATATATTTCGGGAGATTTGGCAAAGTTTGGCGGAAACCTTGTAACAGATGTAAATAACTGGCTAGTAGACTTCATAAACGGAATTATTACAAAGTTAAATAAACTGCCTTTTGTAGAATTGCCACTTATAAGTGAAAGCGCAAAGGTGACGAAAGATGATGTCAAAAGATACGGAGAAGAAGTAGACCAAGCTGTACAGGATATGCAGAATGGTGTCGGAAAAAGCGTAGGAAAAACGAACGAGCATATTTCGGGAGCCGGGCGCAAACTTGACGAATACAGGAAAAAGACAAAAGACGATACAAGCGACATTAGTTCGTCTCACAAAACCGCAAGCGATAGTGTAAAAAACTCTCTAAGCGGTACAAATTCGGCAATAGACGGCACCAAAAATAAAATGGGAGAACTTGAAAGCAAGTCAAGTACAAGCACAACCAATTCAAAGGGTGTGTTTAACGGACTTGCAAACGCACTAGGACAAGCATTTAGCAATATAAACTCCGGCATAGACGGAACTAAAGGCAAAATGGGAGAGATGGAGAATAAGTCAAGTACAAGCTCGACAAATTCTCAAAGTGCTTTTTCAAGGCTTAAAAATGGACTTTTGGGTTTCCTTGACTCGATAAATAATTCCATTAATGGCAACAAGGCAAAAATGGGGGAAATGCAAGACAAAGCAAATTCAAGCACAAATGGCGCCAAAAGCTCATTTTCAGATTTCGCAGCCAAAGCCAGTAGGTCACTCGCAAATACAAACAATTCCATGAGTGGAACAGAAAGGAAGATGAATAATCTACCTAGTGTTTGGAGAGGAATTAGTTTACCGAGCATAACGGCAAAAATTAAAATCCCTCACCTGTCAGTAAGTTGGGAAGATTTTGGAAAATTCAGTTTGCCAAAAATATCTATTAGATATTATCGCCAAGGCGGTTTCCCAAAGGGCGAGGACGGAATGTTTTTAGCAAACCATAATGAGATGATAGGTAAATTCTCAAACGGCAAAAACGTAGTTGCAAACAACCAACAAATCACAGAGGGAATTAAACAGGCTGTCATGGAGGGCATGGCACAAGTAATGATGAACTCTAATGCCGGTGGAAACTCTGCGCCTATCATTGAAAATGTGTTTAAGTGTGATAGTGAAACTCTCTATCGCATGACACAGGTAGGTAAAGCAAAGCACGGACAACGATATATTGTAGCAAATGAATTTGGCTAAGACACTCACCCTTGCGTGGGTGTCTTTTTACGAGGTAACAGTATGGCAATGATGTTAGTAGACGGAGTGGAATTACCTACTCCGTCAAGCTTTGAATGGGGCTTGATTGATGTGTCTGCAAGCGATAGCGGACGTACACAAGACGGCAAAATGCACAAGAATAGAATAGCACAGAAACGACAACTTAAATTGTCGTGGAGTGGTACTGACAAGGCTAGGACAGCAAAGATACTTCAAATGGTAAATCCGGAATATATATCGGTAGCATATCCTGACGCTATGAGCGGAACTGATGAAACACGTACATTCTATGTAGGTGACAGAAGTGCACCTATCAAGATATGGACTGTTGGCAATAAGAGGTATGAGGTATTAAGCTTTCCTCTCATAGAAGTATAAGGCGGTGATTAAATGTTAAACGTATCAGCTAAATGGCAAAGGGCAGTAATGCTCGATAATGACATAAACGTAAATTGTTTTGCTGACATAGTTACGGCAAGTGGCGAGAAAATCCCTATTAGTGATAGTGAGCTGTGGGCGAATGGCTTCGAAGTTAATGACTCAACATCAAGCAATGGTACTTTCACAATCGGGGCTTTGATTGCCGGAAAACTGAAAATTAAGCTGAATAACATTTACGAGGATTACAGCAAGTATGATTTTGACAAGGCAAGCGTAACAGCATATGTTTCAAAAAGTTTTTCTGACGGCACAACCGAAAAACTAAAAATCGGTGAGTATAGAGTCAGCGAGACAAGCTATGACGGCTCACTCATAACACTTACTTGCCTTGACAATATTAATAATTTCAATCGTGAGTATGACAGCAATTTAAGCTACCCTACGACAGCGTATGAGGTAGTCAGAGACGCTTGTATTAAGTGCGATGCACCTTTTACTATGGCGAGATTTGATAACTCTGATTACGTGATTAACGAGATACCGAGTGATAATCAAAAACTCACATATGGACAGGTAATAGCTTACATTTTGCAGTTAAGTGGATTATGGGGCAAGTGCGGTCACGATGGTGAATTACTTATCGGTTGGTATGATATGAGCCAGTTTGACAACCAAAATTACAATGGTGGAACTTTTAGCACGAAAACTACACCATACTCTGACGGAGATAGTGTTGATGGTGGAAATTTTACCGACTATTCAAGTGGAGATAGCGTTGATGGTGGAACATTCACGGAGACGAGAAATTACCACAATGTTTACGCACAAAAGGATTTGAATGTTGCGACCGATGATGTTGTTATTACAGGTGTTAAAGTTATTGTAACCTCAAAAGAGGATAAGGCAAAAGATGTTAATGTACTTGCCGGAAAAGAGGGATATGTAGTCTCAATCTCTGACAATCCCTTCATTCCGGCAGACAAGGCACAGACAGTTGCAAACTATATCTTCAAAAAAATCGGTGGCATGAGGTTTAGACCTCTTGACGCTACGCTCTTGTCAAACCCACTGATTGAGAGCGGAGATGTGGCACTTGTGACAGACCGCAAGCAGAATACCTATAGCTGTTTTATTTCTAATCGAACATTTACTGTTGGAAGCGGTACAAAAATTTCATGCGATGCTGAAAATGCTTCAAGAAATAGTGCTGATAAATTTAGCAATGAGACAAAGGCTATCGTACAGGCTAGGAAAGTTGCACAGATACAACTAAGTGCATATGACAAGCAAATGCAAATGCTGACACAGCTAATGTCCCAATCGCTCGGACTTTTTAAGACTGAACAGGTGCAAGAGGATGGCTCAATTATTTACATTATGCACAATAAATCCGACCTTAATTCGAGCAACATACAGTGGAAAATGGCGGCTAATGGCATGGCTGTATCGAATGATTACGGCAAGACATGGAAAGCCGGAATTGATAAAGACGGAAACGCTATTTTCAATATTATGTCGGCTATCGGCATTAATTTTGACTGGGCGCATGGTGGCACACTCACTTTAGGCGGTGAGAATAATACAAACGGCAAGCAGTATGTCAAAGACGCAAACGGAAACATTCTGATTACACTTGATAACAAGGGCATTACGCTCGCTGACGGAGTGAGTATTTCGTGGAACAATATCTCAGACCAACCCGATTTTGCAACAAACGATAAGTTAAACGAATTAAAAGACAATATTGGCTATACGCAAATAGGAAAAGAGTATGTTATTTCCCCAAAAATTGTAGGAGCATACGGCGAATTTACAAAAGCTTTCAATGTTGATGTTGCCAATCCGTCCACAGGACTCAATCAAAGTTTTTGGGCGCAAGACGCGGAAACAGGGACAAAAATAAGCGGAAATTACAGTGGAAATGATATTGATAATAATCTTACAGTAAATCCAGAGGGAGCAAACCTTTTTTCAAACATTGGAGGACATACTAGCGGTGTGGGCTGTGGCGGCGGCTTTGCAAGCATAGGCGGTGAAACGGTTAATGTAAGTGGAACTAACGTTGACATTACCGCAAACAATTTGACTCTTAATGGGGTTGAAACTGTTTTTGGCTCAAAAACATTTACCAATGAAAACGGCTGGTATTGGAGACAGTGGACAGATGGATATCTAGAAATGTGGGGAAGTTTTCCCGCGACTGTCTCGTTTGGCCCTAAATATGGTAGTCTGTATTATACTTATGGAAGCGTATATATGCCAGACGGAATAAAAAGTATCTTACATACTACAGGTACTGTGTTTTGTAGCGCCGGCGGGTTGTATTCTATTTTTTTTACAAGATGGAGCAGTAATAAGTTGGAGTTTTGTATAAACTCGGCTGCTGCAGAAACAAACAAACAATTGTATTTACAACTTCACGTTTTAGGCAAATGGAGATAATTGATGAAAGCGAGGCGTAATTTATGGCAATTCAAATGAGACGAGGGGCATACGCGGAGTTTGACCCTTTAAAAATGAAAGCTGGAGAATGGGCGGTATCGACCGATTCCGACACGAAAAAACAGCAGATATGGATGTGTTTCGCACCCGGAATAGTTAAGCGAATGGGAACTGTTGAGGATTTTGACGTTGAAATTCAAAGACTTATTCAGAGTTACCTTGACGGCATAGCTCAATCCGTGTCACAGGCTCAAAAATCAGCACAAACTGCGACAGAAAAAGCCAACTCAGCAAGCAGTTCTGCTTCACAGGCTCAAAAATCAGCACAAACTGCGACAGAAAAAGCCAACTCAGCAAGCAGTTCTGCTTCACAGGCTCAAAAATCAGCACAAACTGCGACAGAAAAAGCCAACTCAGCAAGCAGTTCTGCTTCACAAGCTCAAAAATCGGCAGAACTTGCCACAAGCAAAGCTCAAGAATCAGCTACTTCTGCAAACAATGCTAAGGCAAGCGAAACAAAAGCCAAGGCTTCTGAAACCAATGCTAGGACAAGTGAGGACAGTGCGTCTATCTCTGCACGTAACGCTAAGACAAGCGAAACAAATTCTAAGGCCAGTGAAACTAATGCTAAGAAATCAGAGGCTAATGCGTCTACAAGCGCAGCTAACGCAAAAAACAGTGAAACTAATGCCAAGGCTTCTGCTACTAGCGCGTCAACTTCTGCAAACAATGCTAAGGCAAGCGAAACAAAAGCCAAGGCTTCTGAAACCAATGCTAGGACAAGTGAGGACAGTGCGTCTATCTCTGCACGTAACGCTAAGACAAGCGAAACAAATTCTAAGGCCAGTGAAACTAATGCTAAGAAATCAGAGGCTAATGCGTCTACAAGCGCAGCTAACGCAAAAAACAGTGAAACTAATGCCAAGGCTTCTGCTACTAGCGCGTCAACTTCTGCAAACAATGCTAAGGCAAGCGAAACAAAAGCCAAGGCTTCTGAAACCAATGCTAGGACAAGTGAGACTAACTCTGCAAAGAGCGAGTCGGAAGCGCAAAAGTACGCAGAACAAGTTAAAGAAATATCTGAGAGCTTCAGCGGAGCATTAAGACCTCTTGGAACAATCAACTTTGCCGACTTACCGAGCACAGCGGATGCTAATTCTGGTGATATGTACAATATAACCGACCAGTTTACCACAACCACTGATTTTAAAGAGGGGGCTGGTAATATAATTCCTGCCGGAAGTAACGTATATTTAACTGTTGATAGATATTGGGATGTGCTTGCCGGCACACCGGTAACAGGAGTAAAAGGTGCAAAAGAAGCATATTATCGCAGAGGAAATGTAAACATAACTCCTGCCAATATCGGAGCGGTTGCAGAAGGTGGAAATATAAGCGATACAACAGTTACTTTTGCCGCTACAACAACTAGAGCAAACCTTGTTTCTGGTGAAAAAGTGTCGGTCGGCTTCGGAAAAATTAAGAAGTGGTTCGCTGATTTGAAAAGCTTTGCCTTTAAAGATTTGGCGAATAACCTCACGACTTCTACCACTGGAAACGCATTAGACGCGAGTCAAGGCAAGATTTTGAATGACAAATACGATGAATTAAACCAGAGTTTAAGTTTTAAGGTAAATACCACTGATAGCCGACTGTCGGATGCCAGAACTCCGAAACCTCACACCCATGATGATAGATACTATACTGAGAGCGAGATTAATACTAAGCTTAATGCATTAGTAAAAAATCATATTGTTGTCTTGTATAAGGCTGAATCAATAACAGTTACTGGAAATTCCGATAGAGAATACTCTTTTCCATTTTCTTTGCCAAGCGATGCAGGGATTATTACGCAGCTTCCTATAATTTATGCTAGCGGCAAGGGCATATCAATTGGAAGAAATATCTATAAAGATTTTACTGTACTTCTTTGGAATAATAATAGCAGTACACAAAATGTCGGGGTTATTTATTATGTAGTGTACATCATATAAATAAATGTATTGGAACATAAAGCGTTGAGAGCCGCCTTCAAATGCGCCACATAGTGCCTATTGTTATGGGTATGATTAGCTTCAGACTTGGAATTCAAGCTCTTCTTTGTATTATCTAAACTTTGGTTTAGCAGACTATCACAAATAGGATTTTGCACATAAAAAGAGAGAGCATAAGCCCTCTCAATTATTTTACAGGAATAGGGTTACAAAACAGTCCATGTTGTCAATATTCGACAAAATAAAACACTTTAAAGTGCTACAGTAATGATGTTCTCAAACAAGAGAACTCTTCAAGTTTCGGTAGGGCGGTGGATTATTCTGCCGTCCTTATTGACGTTTAAGAACAAATGTTCTATAATGGATGTATCGGAGGTAGTGTTGTATGGAATATAAGGATGAAATAAAGAAACTAATTGATAGCATTGAAAATGAAAAACTACTCGACTTTTTGCTAGGCTTCATAAAGTCGGCAATTAAGCGGTGGGGATAAAAAATAGAGGTAGGAAAAACCTACCTCTGCAAAAAAGATTTATCTGAAACGATTGCCACAATTCAAACAGATAAACTCGTCAACGGCATATCCGCTTCTTGCCTTTTTCACAACCTTTTCTTTTTTATTAACAAGTGTAAAAGGTCGGAGCGGATTTAGATTAGCCGTGTACCTAGTTTTCGTCTTTTCAGGACGAGCGCCATAAATTTGTTGACCGGCATATTGAAAATGTGTCGAGCCACAATATGGACAACACTTCTGTCCTTGTTCATTATACGTGGTATTTCCATTACTATTACTACTATCTATATCTGCTAATTTTTCAAGTAAAACAATCAATCCCACAACCATAATTACTAAAAGTATTACATACATAATAAATCCCCCTTATTTTAAATTTCTCAAAATCTGCATTATAGCTTTTTGACTATCTTCTGATAGCTTTGAGTATAACTCTATAAGCTCGGTATATGTGTCCGACAGCTCGGAGCTTGGGGCAGATGTCTTTATACTGTCCATTAAATATCCGGGGCTTAAATCAAGCACACCACATATCAATTCTACTGTGTCCATATCAGGCTTGGACTTATCTTTTTCCCAATCACTAATTGAATTATGCTTTGCATTTATTAATTCCGCAAGTTGTCTTTGAGTGTAGTGCTTAGAAATCCTTGCAGTTTTTATTTTCTCACCAAAAGTCATATATGAATACCTCCTTTCTAATATTGATAATAGTATAAAAGTTTCGGATAGTCAAGAAAAAAATTTCAGATAAACTGAAAAAAGTTCTTGACATTCGGAGATACAGAAACTATAATACAGTTATTCGGTAAAACCGAAACAAAACAGAAAGGAGAAAAGAATATGTGCGTAGGACAGAAAATTAAAACTTACTTAGAGGATAACGGCATTACACAGACTTTTGTTGCTAGTAAGACAGGTATTCCTGTTCAGAAGCTGAATTTATCACTCAATGGCAACAGAAGATTAGACTTCAACGAGTATGAGCTAATCTGCGGAGCGTTATCAGTTGGTGCGGATAAGTTTCTAGAGCCAAAGACTTTAGAGAGAAAGGAGTAGAAATGTCGAAAATCGAAATCAGACAGGTTGAGGGCGAAAAGATTTTTACAGAAATCTGCATTGATGGTCACAAAATAGACGGAGTGAGAAGCTATGAATTGAAACAAGACAAAGCTGGGTTCCCTGTACTAACAATCGACATAAATGCTTTTGACATTGCCACAGACTTGCGAACACTACAGTTGAATCAAAAATATGTAGGCGATATTGAGAGTATCAGATTTAAAGATGGATATGAGGCTCATTTTGGCTCTCGTGTTTCAGAGAGCCAATAGGAACTATTTGTTGAGATTTTGAAGAATAGAGCATTGTTTAGGATTGCGGCAACAACCAAACAACATTGCATATTGACAGACTAACCGACCATTCTCAAGACTTTGTTTTTCCAAGTCGGAAGTATCTATCATTTTAATCTCAACGGAATAATCCTTGTTCTGCTTATTGCAGAAACCGGTAAGAATCATAAGCGACTCACCTCCTTATTAAAAGATAGGGAGATTATACCACAGAAAGGAGGAGAAAATAAGTAATTGAATATATTGTTAAATGTGATTAAATGTGTTTAAATATACTCAAAGGAGTAAATTATTATGAATACATCAAATATCACAAATTATAAGCCAAAAGATTTTGCTGAACTGTTAGGTGTGTCTGTTAAGACATTGCAACGCTGGGACAGAGAAGGAACTTTAAAGGCAAATCGAACTCCAACTGATAGGCGCTATTATACCTATGACCAGTACCTTCAATTCAAAGGCATAAATATTGAAAATGATAAACGTCAGGTAGTTATTTATGCCAGAGTGTCTACAAGAAATCAAAAAGATGATTTACAGAATCAAGTTGCATTTTTGCGACAGTTTTGTAATGCTAAAGGTATTATTATAGACCAGTGTATTGAGGATTATGGAAGTGGTCTTAATTATAATCGTAAAAAGTGGAATGAATTATTAAATGAAGTAATGGAACAGAAAATAAAAACCATAATAGTAACTCATAAAGATAGATTTATCAGATTTGGTTACGATTGGTTTGAAAAATTCTGTATGAAGTTTAATACAAGCATTGTGGTAGTGAACAACGAAGAACTATCACCACAGGAAGAACTCGTACAGGATATTGTTTCTATACTTCATGTGTTCTCTTGCAGGTTGTATGGACTTCGTAAGTATAAAAAACAAATAGAAAGGGATGAGGAAATTGCTAAAGAGCTTCAAGACGGAAATAAGTCCGACGATTGAGCAAAAAATCAAGATTAACAAGACTATTGGCACTTGTAGGTATGTCTATAACTTCTATCTCGATCATAACAAAACTTTATATGATAACGGTGAAAAGTTTATGACTGGCAAGAGTTTCAGCGTATGGCTTAATAATGAGTATATTCCTAATAATCCTGATAAAATATGGATTAAAGAAGCATATTCAAAAGCTGTAAAAAAGTCTATTGAGGATGGATGTACTGCATTTACAAGATTTTTTAAACATCAAAGCGCTTTTCCTAATTTCAAAAAGAAAGGTAAATCTGATGTAAAAATGTATTTCGTAAAGAACAATACTAAAGACTGTAGATGTGAGAGACATAGGTTGAACATACCCACTTTAGGTTGGGTACGCATTAAAGAAAAAGGTTATATACCAACAACTAAAGACGGATGGAAAATCAAAAGCGGTACAGTATCCGTCAAAGCAGACAGATACTATGTGTCAGTTCTTGTAGAAATTCCCGACGTTAAGATTGTTAATAATAGCAATGGTGGTATAGGAATTGACTTGGGTTTAAAAGACTTGGCGATTGTTTCCAATGGTAAAACTTATAAAAATATCAATAAGTCAACAAGAATTAAAAAATTGGAAAAGAAACTGCGTAGAGAACAAAGATGTCTCTCACGAAAATATGAGAATTTAAAGAAAGGAGAGTCCACTCAAAAGAATATACAAAAGCAAAAGCTCAAAGTACAAAGACTTCATCATAAAATAGATAATATCCGTACTGATTATATCAATAAATCAATAGCTGAGATAGTGAAAACCAAGCCATCTTATATAACTATTGAAAATTTGAATGTATCAGGAATGATGAAGAACAGACATCTTTCAAAAGCTGTTGCGTCACAGAAGTTCTATGAATTTAGAACCAAGCTTAAAGCAAAATGTGATGAAAATGGTATTGAATTAAGAGTCGTAGACAGATGGTATCCGTCATCTAAAATATGTCACTGCTGTGGTGCTATCAAGAAAGATTTGAAACTTTCAGACAGAATATACCATTGTGATTGTGGCTATGTCGAGGATAGGGATTTTAACGCTGCTCTTAATCTAAAAGATGCTTTAACTTACGAGGTTGCATAATCAACGCAAACGTAAGTATGTACTGCGGGCTATCGCAGGAATTTACGACTGTGGAGTGTACACGAACTTGTGAGTAGCGTATTGTTTACAATCGCCAAAGCATACACATCGAAGCAGTAAGAAGTATCCGCAAGGACTTTAATTTCTCGATGTGTTTGAGTATATTTGAACACATTTTGAGTGGCAGAAAACATGAACGATTTACAAATTTTCAATAATGAAGAGTTCGGAGAAGTCCGAATGATAGAAATTGACGGAAAGCCATATTTCGTAGCAACAGATGTGGCAACCGCACTTGGGTATGCGACACCGAGGGATGCAGTTTCTAGGCATTGCAAGGGAGTCGTGAAACGCGACACCCCTACATCTAGTGGAGTGCAGTCTATGTCATACATAAATGAGGGAGATTTATACCGACTCATTATAAAATCAAAATTGCCTAGCGCAGAGAAATTTGAGCGGTGGGTAATGGATGAGGTACTTCCGTCAATCAGAAAAACAGGCAGTTATGGTATGCCAAAGACAACAGGCGGTCAGATACAGCTTTTGGCGCAGGGCTATACAGAATTAGAGCAGAAAGTAAACGACATTAAAGATGATGTGAGCGAGCTTAAGGAAAATGTACCGCTTTACAGTTGCGATATTGACGAGATACAACAGCATGTTAAGCGCAGAGTTGTAAATATCCTCGGTGGCAAGCAGAGCGAAGCATACAGGGATAACAGTATCAGACATAAGATATTTTCTGATATATGGACACAGTTAAAGCGTGAGTATGGTTGCGTATCTACTTATAAGAGTATCAAGAGAAAGTATATAGACGATGTGCATGAGTTCATTGATTGCTATGTCGCGCCTAAGTATCTTGATGAGCTTATTCAAGACGCAAACGCTCAACAGAGTTTTGCATAGTGAGGTGGATTGTATGAGAAAAAGAACTCTAAAGCAGAAATTCTACACCGGCTGCGGCTATTCGATTTTCGGAGCATTAGCATTTGCGTTTTTCCTTGGATTATCGGTGGCATACGGAATTAAGACAGCGAGTATTATCGTTGGAGCAATCGTAACAGTATTTTGGCTGATACTGATTGCAATATGTCTCATAGAGGAGGGCGAACCGCATGAGAAGAAAAAGGATATTGATGTTATCGACTTTAATAATTGGAACTATGACCTTAAAGCCGATAGCAACGAAAGCAGATAGCAAAGTTGAGCTGACGGCTGGCGTTTCTTCCTATTTAAATGATGTAATGCTAGGAAAGATTGAACCGACAGTAGTTCAGAATGAGCCGGTTGTAGCTGAGCAGACTTATGAAGAGCCAACAGTTCCAACCTGCCGTAAGAAATACAGTTGTAGCCGATTTAAGAAGCTGGGGCGAGTCCGATATGGCAATTACACTTATACGTGGTACTCACAGAGAGTGTTACCTGGAGGCGGTTTGAATATTCCGGGTAGACATCTAAACGAATATGGACTTGTTGTAGATGAAAACGAGTACGTGGTAATTGCAAGTGATGATTTACCACATGGAGTTGTGGTTGATACTCCTGTTGGCATACAAGGGATTGTATATGACGAGGGAAGCGGAAATGGAAATCTTGACATCTACTGCGATTGGTAGCCGATTGAAGCGTCAGAGTGCCAACGATTACCTACAAGAATTATATCGAGCTAAACGGCACAAAGACAAATCATTTGACTTTCAAGCGTTATTAGATAAAGAAATGGAGAAACTGAATGAGCGACAATGTAAGAAGAATTAGGCTGGGTGATACAAGATACAGATTGAAGCCATTAACAAGAGAGCAGAAGCTATTGCTCAACAAGGCTCATTACATGCCGAGTGAGTGGCTTTTTGTATCGGAGTCGGACTCATACTTAAGAGTAGTGAAGAAATCAAGCCTACACGGAAATTTGATTTTAAAAACCATAAACAAATAGAAAGAGAGGAAACGCAATGAAGATTACACACATTTTTGCACAGAATTTTTGTAAATTCTATGGCAAAAACACATTAGACACAGATTTTTCAATGAAAACTGTATTGTCCGGTCAGAATGAAGTCGGCAAATCAACAGTTAAGAGAATTATTCTTGATGTGCTGAATTGCCATGACGAGAACGACAGAGAGATTACAGGCATAAGACCTCACGATGAAAATGGAGTTGAGATTGACGATGTTGACATTGTGAGAGCTGCCACCTTTGAGATTGACGGAAAAGCAAAGACTCTGAAAAAGGTTACAAGGCAGAAACGCAACAAAAAAGGCGAGATTACAGGCAGTGTTACTGATTACTCAATTAATGACGTGCCATACAAGATGGCTGACTACAATCAGTATATCAATGACAACATGGCAGAGCTTGGAGTATTACCATTTTGCTTAAATGCCATGACTTTACTTAACAAGTCACAGGCAGAGCAGAGATTAGCACTTGCAAGCTATTTTGGCACACGTACTGATGAAGAAATCTGCGATATGTTTCCACAGTTTGCTGAACTTAAGCCAATGTTTGACGATGGGGACGTAGACCAACTCAAGAAAGTATGTCGTGGCAAGCTAAACGGCACAGGCGGTAGGAATGGCTCAAAAGGGCTTGTCAAGGAAAGAGACGAAATCTCAACAAGGATTGATACAATTCATTCCACCAATGAGTATACAGACCTTGCAGAGCTTGAATTGCAGAAGAAAACCTATGAGCCACAGCTTAAGGAAATTGAAGATAAGCTGTCCGACTATAACAAAATTTTAGAGGATAAGCAGAAAGCTACAGAGGACATTATGAACCTTAAATTTGAGCTTTCAGACATGGAGAGAAAAGCCAATGCTGACAATCAGAAGAAGCGCATGGAGCTACAGTTACAGCTTGATGATTTCAATGCTTCAATTCACAAAGGAGAGTCAATGATAAGAGCTAAAAAAGCTAACATTGAAAACTCTGAAAGAGAGGTTAGATTTTGCACAGAGAACCTAGAAAAGGTGCGTGCTGATTGGAAAAAGGCAAAGGAGCTTGCCTTTGACGAGAGCAGTATTAATTGTCCGATGTGCGGTCAGAAGTTGCCGGAAGATAAGATAGAGAGCATGAGAGCTGAATTTGACGAGCGAAAAGCAAAGAACCTTAAAGAGCTTGAAGATAAGGGAAATGCGCTATCAAGCGATAATAAGGAACTTAAACAGGCTATCGAGGATAAGAAGAAAGAAATAGCTGACCTCGAAGCAGAACTTAAGGAGCTGACAGAAAGACATGACATTGTTGCTAAAGAGCTTGGAATGGTACCTACTGATATGGATATGACAAGTAACAGTGAGTACCAGGCACTTAAAGCTAAAATCGAGGAAAAAGAGAAAGCTCTTGCAGATGAAAACGATACATCGGAGCTTATCAGAAAGCTCAAAAACGAGCGAAACGAACTGTTAAGGCAAGTTTCATCGGTTGATACAAAGATTGAACTTGGTGTGGCAAATAACAAGCGTATAGACGATAGCATAGCTGACCTTGAAAATAAGAGAAAAGACCTCAATCAAGAGATAGCTGATTGGGAAAGAAAGCTTGACTTGCTTAAAGAGTTTACTCACAAGAAGAATGAGCTCTTACAGGCAGATGTAAATAAGTATCTGAATTTTGCCACAGCAAAGCTTTTTAGACCGCTCTTAAATGGTGATACCGAGGAGTGCTGCGACTTTGTTTACAACGGCGAAGCGTACGCGAGAAACCTCAATCATGGTGCGAGGATGTTAACGGAAGTTGATATATGCCGAGCTTTTCAGAAAGTGGCAAACGTTAATTTTCCAATTATTATTGATGATACAGAGAGCGTTGACGATTGGAGAATACCACAGATTGATAACCAGCTGATTATGTTGAAACATACACAGGACAAAGAGCTTGTGATTGAGGCGGTGTGATATGAAGAATGATAGATATATTGTAGAACGAGAGTTTGAACACGCAGGATATAAATGCGTTGTTACATTCAATGTGATGGGGCATAGGTGCGGATATGTAGGCATTCCTAAAAACCACCCTTTATATGGTAAAGAGTATTCAGACTATCTTGAAATTAAGAAATCAGATGTCGGAGACCGAAAAATAAGCGGTATCTTTCCTTTGCTTGGAGCTTGTCTTGATGAAGACGAAAGAATACGAATTGAAGCATATTTTCAATGCCACGGCGGTATTACCTTTGCGGATGGCGGAGAAAATTCAAACTATCCAATAGAAAGTGATTTATGGTGGTTTGGATTTGACTGTGCACATTGCGATGACGCAAAAGAACTTGAACTCGCTTATGAGAGATTTCCTAATTACAGAGAGCACCTTGCTATGCAGATTGAGTGTGAAGATAGATTTCGCATTGATGGCACGATAGTTCGCACAGAAGAATATGTAGCAGAAGAGTGTAAGGAGTTAGCAGAACAGTTGAAAGAGTTTGAAGAAAGTGAGGAATAATATGAAATTATACTTTTACAATTTAGATACTTATGGTAGTAACCCTAAAGGTTTATACGTTGAGGAATGCGAAGCAGAAGAGAGGCCCAAGACATACGCGGCTGTTGATAGAGTTTTTCCAAACTACCTTAGTGTGGTGAGGAAAGATGATGTCGGGCGAATAACTGATTTTGGCCGCATGTTTCTTACAGAACCTAACTTTGAATATGCAAAAGAGGCATTCCGAAACAGGACAGAAAGAAGAATTGCAGACAAGTTAGAGAGAATTGAGAAGCTCAAGGCTGAGTTAAAAATAATAAATGAAAGCGAGGCACAGAAATGATTAAAGCAAAAAACAGAGAAGTTACATTTAGAGGTACAAAAAACAATATTATGGCAGAGGCGGTTGCTGTTTTATGTGCGCTTAAAGAGATAGTTTCAGAGGAAGAGTACAAAACAGTGATTAGACTTGCTGATAAAAGCGAGAAGCAGTTGAGTGGCGAAGCCGAGAGAATGGGAGAAGTGATTAAAAAGTTGCTTGGATTATAGGAGGTATAGAAATGAGTATTAAGAAGAGAAATTATTACATGGGTGGCAAGAAGCACACTGTAGAGCTTAAGTATGACGGATATATGTATACAGTCATATCTGACGGAGTTTTATTCAAGCAGACACCTAATGAACTGTTTGCGGTTCAGGTTTTTAATGAGATTTAAGACAATGGAAGAAATAAGAACAAATCTATCAAAAGAAGATGTTCTACACAATATGCTTGAGCTTGTCGGCTATTTAGTCGAACAAGAGGAAGAGGTAGACGAGATTGAGGTAAAAGTGAAAGATTTGAATATGCAATTTAAAGCATGGAGAGATGAGAAGCAAAGAGAGGAGAATCGATGAGTATAAAAGGATATAAGGCATTTAACAGAGGAATGATATGCAAAGGCAAGCAATACGAAGAAAATACTACTTACGAAGAAAAAGGAAACAAAATATGTGAAGCGGGTGTAATGCATTTCTGTGAAAATCCATTTGATGTGTTGAATTATTATCCACTTATTGATGAAGACGGCAACATTTCAGATTTTGCAGATGTTGAAGCTATTGGAGATATTTATAAAGGAAAGGATAAAACAGCTACAAATAAGCTCCATATTGGTGCAAAACTTGGGCTTAAAGGGTTTATTAAGGCTTGCGTAGATTTTACAATTGAGAAAACAAAAGTTGAGACAGTCAAAGCAGACGATGTTGGTATCAGTAGTGGAGATTACGCACAGATAGGCAGTAGTGGAGATTACGCACAGATAGGCAGTAGTGGAGATTACGCACAGATAGGCAGTAGTGGAAATTACGCACAGATAGGCAGTAGTGGATATTACGCAAAGATAGGCAGTAGTGGAGATTCCGCACAGATAGGCAGTAGTGGAGATTACGCAAAGATAGGCAGTAGTGGATATTCCGCACAGATAGGCAGTAGTGGAGATTACGCACAGATAGGCAGTAGTGGATATTACGCAAAGATAGGCAGTAGTGGAGATTACGCACAGATAGGCAGTAGTGGAGATTACGCACAGATAACATCAGAAGGTAATAACTCTGTGGTTATGGCAGCAGGCTGCAATTCAATAGCAAAGGCAAAAATCGGTAGTTGGATAACATTAGCCGAATGGATTAGAACTGATAAAGCAAATGATAGTAGTAATTATATATGGATTCCTAAGTGCGTAAAAACAGAATATGTAGACGGAGAACGTATCAAAGAAGATATATTCTATAAATTAGTTGATGGCGAATTTAAAGAAGTAGAAAGCGAGGAACAATTATGGCAGAGAATACACAGATAGTCGAGTATGAATCAAATGGGGAAATGGTAAAAATTTCCCCAACAATGATAAAAAGATACCTTGTAAGTGGCGGCGGCAATGTATCTGACGGAGAAGTAATGATGTTTATGTCATTATGCAGATACCAGCACTTAAATCCGTTTTTGAGAGAAGCATACCTTATTAAGTATGGAAGCAACGACCCAGCCACAATAGTTACTGGAAAAGACGTTTTTACAAAGAGAGCCAATGCAGACCCACGATATAAGGGAAAGAAAGCAGGAATTATTGTAATTAAAAAGGACGGAGCTGTTGAAGAGCGAGAGGGAACAATGGTTTTACCTAACGAAACTATCGTAGGTGGCTGGGCGAAAATCTTTATTGACGGAAAAGAGGACGAGTATCAGTCGGTAGGTTTTGATGAGTATGCAGGAAGAAAAAAAGATGGTTCGCTTAATAGCCAATGGGCGAAAAAGCCAGCCACAATGATTAGAAAAGTAGCTGTTGTACAGGCCTTAAGAGAAGCATTTCCAGATAGATTTCAAGGTTTATATGTACAAGAGGAATTTCAAAATGTATCAGATGTAAAACTTGATACAGAAAAGGTTGTTGCTGATGAAATCAAAGAAAACGCAAATAGTGTAGATTTTGATGAGGACAACATAATTGATGTAGAGCCGACCGACACAGCCGACAAGCAGTCAGAGGAGCTACCACCATTCATGCAGAGTGAGGAGAACTGATATGAGAGTAATTTCACAGGACGGAACAATAGATGTTCCTTATGAAACGGTAGTTATTCAGAGGTTTGAAGAAGGTGTTTATTTTTTAAACCGTAATTTAACAGGAGTAGAAGACTTGATTAACGACATTAGGTTGGCTAAATATTCCACCGAAGCAAAGGCAATTAAGGCTATGGAAATGTTAAGAGAAACGTATATTGGTATGCCTATCGTAATGCAGAATGTTGATATTTCAGAAGATGTGGCAAAGGAATTTGGAAGATTACAGAAATGTGGCATTATGGTGCAAACAGAAAATCAGCCGTCAAAAGTAGATTTTATTAACAATGTTGTTTTTCAGTTCCCACAGGATGATGAAATCGAGGTGTGAGTATGAGATTAAAATGCTTAGGCTCATCGTCAGCCGGAAATTGTTATCTACTAACTTCCAACAGTGGAGAAACACTTATCCTTGATTGCGGAATACCGATTAAGGAAATCAAGAAAGGCTTAGATTGGAACATAAGGGGGATAAAGGGTGTGATTATAAGTCACACCCACCTCTAGACCATTCAAAGTCATTAAACGATTTTAAGGCTATGGAAATACCGATTTATGCACCATATTTGAAGATTGATTATATGTCAATGAATATGGGCGAATTTACAGTAAAACCCTTTGATTTAACAACAATAGACGGAAATTGGACACACACAAATGCAAACGGAACACCTTGTCCGATATTCGGCTTTCTGATTACACACAAGGAAATGGGGAGAATGCTTTATATAACCGATTGTGAACTAATCAAGTGGAAGTTTAAGGACATAAACCACATTCTCTTAGGTGTGAATTATGACAAGGATTTAATCGACAGGGATAACACAGGTAAAGCTAATCACGTTTTCAAAGGTCACTTATCCATTGACACAGCTTGCGATTTTGTTAAAGCGAATTATTCAGATAGCTTGCAGAACGTCATAATGTGCCATTTATCAAGTGAAAACGCCGATAGTGATAGTTTTATCGAGAAGATGAAGAAAGTTGCTTATGGGGCGAATGTAGATGTTGCAGAGCGCAACAAGGAATGGTTACTTGCTAATCCTAATGAGTGCCCTTTTTAGAAAGGAGATAATGACTATGAATTTCAAATGGAGTGAGGAGGAAGTCCTTTTATTAAAAGATAAATATTCTTGCTCAACAAATGATGAATTAATTGCCTTATTTCCTAATAAAACATTTTTGGCAATCTATAAAAAAGCTTATTCGCTTAACTTAAAGAGAGATGAAGAAATTAAGTTTTTGAACAGGTCAAAGGCTAAAAGTGGTAAAAATGCTAGTAATTGGAATGGCGGTGTTAGGAGAACAAGCAAAGGATATATACAAATATTAATGCCGGAACATAAAAGAGCAGATAAAGGCGGGTACGTTATGGAACATATCTTAGTTTATGAAAAAGCCACAGGAATAGAAGTGCCACGAAATTGTTGCATACATCATTTGAATGGGATAAAAAATGATAACAGAATTGAAAATTTATGTATGATGACAAATTCAGCACACACAATATATCATCATACAGGGCAAAAAAGAAGTGAAGAAACTAGAAAACGAATTTCAGAAAGCAAGAGGAAAAAATATGAATAAAGTGATAATTTCGGGGAGAGTTGTTAGGGATGCTGATGTTAGATATTCACAGACAGCAAACGGAAGTATGGCGGTAGCAAGGTATACATTAGCTGTTGACAGAACTTTTAAGAAAGAGGGCGAACAGGCAGCAGACTTTATTAGCTGTATCGCATTTGGCAAGAATGGAGAATTTGCAGAGAAGTATTTGCACCAAGGAACTAAGATTATCATTGAGGGCAGATGGCAGACCGGCAACTACACTAACAAGGATGGACGAAAAATCTACACTAATGATTGCGTAGTTGAAAGACACGAATTTTGCGAAAGCCGTGCCAATCAACAGAACAATAGTAATGGAATTATAGGTAGAAACAGTCCAAGTGCTGATTCAGATTCCTTTATGTCAATCCCTGATGATATTGACGAGGAATTACCATTTAACTAAAGAGGTGGAAGTATGGATTTTGGCAATAGATGAGGCAATTGATATTGTAAAGAGAGGTGGAAACATTGAATTACCAGAACATAGCAAGAGCCAAGGCAATTGAACAGGAAAACAAAAAGCGACTATTGAAGCTGAATCCAAAGCTGAATGACAGGAGTGGGATTTACTTCCTACTCCGAGAAGATGAAAACGGATTTAAGTATGCGTATATCGGACAGGCAGTACATACGCTTAGCAGATTGGCAAGCCACCTTGTAGGCTACGAACAGCATATAGACCTTAGTTTACGCAAACACAAGCTGTACGACAAAGAGAAAAATCCTTATGGTTGGCGAGTTGAATTTCTGAATTTTCCCGAAAGTCAGCTTGACGAGAAAGAGAAGTATTACATTAAGCTATATGCTGATAAAGGGTATCAACTTAGAAATGTCAGTTTAGGCGGTCAAGGGGAAAATCGTGCTAGTGGTTCAATAGGCGAGAGAAAAGCGCCTAAGGGCTATCTGCAGGGCGTACAGCAAGGTAGAAAGAACCTCGCAAGGGAATTATCGCATATCATCGAAAAACACCTTGTTGTGACGATTAGAGAGGATAAACAGGGCAATAAGGTGTCACAGAAGCAACTAGATAAATTTATGGAGCTTATTAATGCAGATTCATATAAGGACGTTGAGTAAATGAAAAGAAAGGCGGCAATTATGGATAAATCACAATACTTAGAAGAAATAAAATCAACTACTGAGAATTGTTACAACATTGGATATAAGTGTGGATATGAAGCAGCGATAGAAAATTTGAAAAAAATCATTGCAAATATGCATGTTGATATATCTGCTAAGATGATTAACGATGAGTTATTAGGCAAATTAAACAGCGTTGTGGAGAGGTAAGGCATGACCGCTTGTTTATTGAACCATAGTTCCTAAAAAATCAAGTATTTATGAGAAAGGAAAAAAAGAAAATGAATGAAGAAATGATGTTTATAGCTTGTAATGTTCCAAAGTTTTTAGAGGAACAGATGAATAAAATGAAAGACACTCTTACAGGTGGTATGAACGAAGATAATCTTAAAGGTTTTGAGTATGCAGTAGATACTATGTTAAGTATTCTTAGGCAGACAATTCGTGCAGCCGAGATGGATGATGAGATTCTTGTGCATAGCGATAAAATCGCTGATGAGAATGAATTAGAAGAGTTTGATTTACATGATTTGTTAGAACTTTATGGTTGCAGAGTTGTGGCAAACTTACAGAAGAAAAGTGTTTAATGTTGTAAACTGAAATTTAGAAAGGATGCCAGTCTGGTAAGAGAAAAGAACAGGCAAAGTAAATAATTTTATCCAAAACTTAAAAGAAAAAGGCACTACCGAGATAACACTTGATATAACAACAACAGGCAAAGGAATTGTCTATACATTAATTTGGTAGATATCCTGAAATCAAAAGAGAATTTGATGTAAAGATAAATTAGGATTTATGGAGGTAGATATATGATTACGCAGATAGGATTTTTAAGAAAAGGAGATGTGTTCAGATTTGAGGGTGATATTTACAAAGTAGGACATTTGTTGGAGAGTACAAATGGGTATGTTTCCTGTATTGATGTTAATACAGGAAAGAAAAAAAGATTGCATATTGATGTTGATGTAGAAATTGAACAGGCAAACTGAAATTTGTTGAAAGGAGTAAAACAGAGTGAAGTTTTTAAGCAAGAAGAAATGTGATGAAATTCTGAAAAGAATTACTGCAAATGAAATTATTCAGGTAGAGTACGGACTACACGATATGGAAGCAGAAACAAAAGCGACGGAAAATAGAGCAGAAATAGCTTTTATTGTCGGTGGCATTAATGGAATGAACAAGGTGCAGAACACGTTGAGAAAAAGGTATAACAATATAAACAACGAGGGGAAAGATTAAAATACATCAACCGAAACTTGAAGAAAATAGGAGATTAAAAATGGCAGAACGTAGAATGTTTGCTAAGAAAATAACTGAAAGTGACGCTTTTCTCGATATGCCGAGCAGTACTCAAATGCTTTACTTTCACCTATCCATGAATGCTGATGACGACGGATTTGTTAATAATCCTAAGAAAATACAGCGAATGTGTGGCGCTTCCGATGATGATTTTAAACTATTGCTTGCAAAATCGTTTGTACTCTTATTTGAAAGCGGTGTAATTGTGATTAAGCATTGGAAAATGCACAATTACATACAGGCAGACAGATACAGACCTACTGATTATGTTGAAGAAAAATCAATGTTGGGATTAAAGAAAAATAAGGCATATACGCTTGATGTAAACAAAATGGATACAAAATGTATACAAGATGTATCCGTAGGTAAGGAAAGTATAGGTAAGGTAAGTATAGATAAGAATAGTATAGTTAAGGATAGTAAAGATAAGGATATAAAAGAAAAAGATATTGATAAATCAATATCTAAAAAGAAAACTGTTTACTACCCTGATGATGAAATGCTAGAGAGTGCTTTTCAGGAATATTTGACAATGAGAAAAAAAATCAAAAAGCCGATATGCACCGACATGGCATTACACCGGGCTATGAATACTATTGAGAGACTTTCAAAGGGCGATAACGATTTGGCTGTTAAAATTCTTAATCAGTCAGTAGACCATTGCTGGCAAGGGCTGTTTGCACTAAAGGATAACGAGCCACATTCAACTAACAAAGGCGCCATTGATTGGGATAATGTATGAGGTAGAGAAATGACAAGAGACGAGACAGTTAAAATTATCCGCATAATGTGTGATTGCTACCCCAATTACAAGCCGAGCAATTTATCAGAGACAGTAGATGTGTGGAACATGATGTTGGAAGAATACAGCTACCACCAAATATCTACGGCATTGAAAACTTACGTGCATTCCGATACAAGCGGATTTGCACCGAGCATCGGACAGCTAATCAACAAACTGCATGAGGTTCAATCCCCACAGGAGCTTAACGAAATGGAAGCATGGATGCTTGTTAGTAAGGCACTACGAAATGGCTATTATGGTGCAGTTGAAGAATTTAATAAGTTACCACCACTTGTACAAAAGGCTGTCGGAAGTCCTGATAATCTTAGAAACTGGGCGCTGACGGACAGCAAGAGCATTGAAAACGTAGTACAGTCGAACTTTATGAGAACTTATAGGGTAGTTGTTAATCGAGCAAAGGAATATCAAAAAATGCCAAAGGATATACAGGCATTGATTGAAAGCACCAATAAAAGCTCATATTCGGCTCAAATTGGCTCTAAAAATCAACAGACGATAAAATTATCACTTGAAGATAATAAGAGCCAAAATAAGCCGATTAAAGGTGTTCCAATGCCAAAAGAAATCAAGGAACGTATCGAGCAGATGAAAAGATAGGAGGTAAAGAGGTTTGTGCGCACAATTAAAGCCGGCTTTACTCCTAGCGAAAAATGATAAAAGACAAGTATTCAAGGCAAAGATATGAAGTACGAAAAGCCAGTAACCTTTGCGTGCTTTGCGGGAAACCACTTGATAGAGAAGGTGTGGTTTGTACGGCATGTAACAGCAAACGCACAGCATACGGAAGAGAGCTTTATAAAAAATTACAGGCAGTTGGTGTTTGCCCTAGATGTGGCAAGAACTTGCTATATGGTGACGAAAAAAGCTGTGTTGAGTGTAGGGCAAAATCAGCCGAAGCCATGTCAAAGATACGTGCTAATGATGTTGAAAAATACAATGAGCGACAAAAAGTATGGCGGAAAGCACGATACGAAAAAGACAAGGAAAATGGCATATGCACACGTTGTCGTAAAAGGAAAGCAGACCCGGGGCATACCACTTGCACATTTTGCCGGGAAACAATGAGAAGAGCACGAGTTAAAATGCCTGAAAGAACCGGCAGATATGAACAGGGACTATGTTTTTTCTGTGATAATCCGGTGAAGCCCGGATATAAGGTTTGTGAAAAACACTATCAGCAAAACGTTAAGAATGCGACTTGTGAAAAGGCAAACTTGGCACGGCAGAAGATAAAAGAAAGGAGTCCACAATGGACACCTTGAAAGATTTTTACGATTTTTACCGGCCGCTGCAAAGGAAATATGACTTGCAAATGATTTACAAAACAAATAGCAAGGAAGCAAAAATAACTATCCGGTGGCGCGGTAAAGAGATTGTAAAAGTCACAGAAGAAACTACCGAAGCCTGTTTTATCAGGACAAAACGAGAACTTGAAGAAAGAATGAAAAAATATGAGCAACAGATTAAAACCAAAGAAAAAGCACAAAGAGCCGGATTTTACATGGACAAAATCAGAGAGAGTTACGCTGAAAAACAGCAATAACCGCAGAAAGCTCGTAAGGCGGTCTTTCACAGACTTTATGGACTTAGGCTACTATGTACTGTATTTACACCATGGATTTGGTAATAAGCGCATTGTAAGGCTTGAAAGAACCATAAATGAGTACCTTGAAAGGGCGCAGACTGAAAAAGAAATGAAAACTGAAACACTTGCCGAACTTTTGAAAGTTAGATACGGCATTGATGTGCAGAAAGAGATTAATTTAATCCCAATGCAACAGTTGATTAGGATTTATCAGAGAAATAATCCGCTTACGATAAATGACACACGACAGCTTTTGAACGATACGGCATACAGCTACATGGTTTTAGCATGTACGGCACTTAAGCTGATGTTTAAATTGTCGGTCAGGGAAATTAAAGAGTTTATCGCAGAATTTAGGGACTTAATCGACACGTTGTATAAATTTAATCAATTCGGTCTGACATTACCAAAGGTGGCACAATGCCTTGCTGATGAGGTTAATTATGTTGATGAAAGGTACATAAAGGTGATTGATTAATGACTTACGCATGGGATAACGACAGTACACAAAATGCACACATAAAGCAGATGAGAGACGATAGGCAGAAAGCCTACATGGAAAAACACAGAGACAATAAGGCATATGAGAGATTTAAACATATGCCAGATTATGGGAAAGGAGCAAAGCATGGGACTAATTGATGTAGACACACTAAAGAAAGATTTAAAATCGGTTACTTTAAGCAATGGAACTTTAGTAAATACAAATGCAGTATTGCATTTACTAGAAGAATATCCGACCGCCTTTGATGTGGACAAGGTTGTGGAGCAGTTGGAAAAGAAGATACAGACGCATGAGTGTTGTATAGAATATGAAAAGAAAAATGGAACGATAACAGAAGAATTTCAGCAAAGAAAAGCGGTTGAAGTGCTGAAAGATGCAATAGAGATTGTAAAGAGAGGCGGAAAGGAGCAGTAATGGAGAGATTAACAGAAAGCAATCCATCATGGATAGATGATGAATTATGGGAACGTGCTTGCGAGCCAGACTGTGAAGAAATAGATGCAGTATATCGAAAGCTAAAAGATTATGAGGATTTAGAGGAACAGGGCAGACTTTTAAAACTGCCTTGTAAGGTGGGAGATACAGTATATTTTGCACATCATGACAGAGTAATCTCTTCGGAAGTTTTATCGGTGAAATATCATGCAGAAGCTGAAAATCACGGCGTTTTTATTCGCGAAAGATTGACCATTGATGTTGAAGGAGTTTCTGCAGAAATTGATTTTGGCAATATAGGCAAAACAGTATTCCTCACAAAATCAGAAGCCGAAGCAAAACTGAAAGAATTGAGAGGTGGAGAAGATGGATAAATTCCTTGAAAGTGTAAACAAGCGTGACTTTGATAGAAGAATATCGGAAGTTGTTGAAATGCTTGAGGAAAAACAACTCTACGGAACTATCAGTTTGATAAAAGATTTGAAATATTATCTTGACTTAGCTACAAAAGAAAAAGCACACACTTGCAACTGCCAGCGCAACAGCAATTCAAGAGACAATGAACCTTGTTGCAGATGTGATATTAAACAGACCCATGCCGACAGGATAAGGAATATGTCGGATGAAGAAATGGCAAAACGTATTGCAAGCAGTCCGAACTTTAATTGTGCCGATTATTGCGATAGCTTTTCGGATGGGTGCGCTTATAGATGTACAGGGGCAAGTAAAAAAATAGTATTAAAATGGCTTCAATCAGAAGCAAAATAGGAGAGAATATGGAAGATAGATACTTATTCAAGGCAAAGAGAGTCTATAACGGTGGAAAATGGGTGCAAGGATATTATGTAAAAGGTTTAGATATGTATGACAAAGAAGTTCATCTAATATTTGGGCCTAACACAATGTTTTATTCTAGCGGAGAGACAGACGGATGGTACAAAGTAGACCCAACCACTATTTGTCGATGCACAGGCTTGAAAGATAAGAACGGCAAGCTGATTTGGGAGAATGATATTGTAAAGATAAATAATAGCAAGGGAAATGTGCTCATAACATTTAGAGATTTTGAAATTATATGTACAATTCCTAACGAAAAATATTATAAGCACGGGCTTGAATATGATACTGAATATGAAGTTGTCGGAAACATTTTTGATAATAAAGAGTTATTAGAAAGTGAGGGATAGTATGACAGCGAGAAAAGCAATTGAATTTTTGCGAATGCATTTTGAGTATCTAAAAGAAAGATGGAAGCCACATCCTGATTACAACGTTTTAGAAGCAATTAGATTTGCAATATCAGCAATAGAAAAGCAGATACCGAAGAAGCCCGTACACGATGGCTGTTTCGATAGCGAGGGAATATGGCATGAATGGAAAGGAGTAAACGGAAGGCCCTATGATTTATGCCCCAATTGTAACACAAACCTTTGTTGCGAAATGCCTTACGACAACAAGCCAAAGTATTGTAAACATTGCGGTCAAAGATTGGATTTTAAGGAAGTGTAGAAATATGGAATTTGTAAACGAATGCAGTTGCATTGTAGATTATTCCGTTTTAGAAAAAGCAATTATAGAAGAATGCAACAGAAGAAATGTCACACCAAACAGCCAATATAAAATTTATATGTATCGTGGCTACGCTGGAATTTCAATAAAACACGATAAAGTTTCTGTTCATAGAATATTAGGTAAATATATGGTTGGTTATGATTTACCACCTAATATCGTAGTTCATCATATTGACGGAAATAAACTAAATAACGAAATTTCAAATTTACAAGTGATGAAATCCGAATTGCATATAAAAGAACATAATATTGTTCAATATGTTCCGACAGAATACATGAGGGGATGCGGCAACAGAATGAAAAACATTGTCTCAAGAACGGATGTTACAAGAGAGGCGGTCATAGAGTTACGCAAAAAAGGATTTACAATATCAGGTATCGCGAAAGAGTTGCATTGTGGATATAACACAGTTTGTAGGAGATTAGGAATGAAAAGTTAGATTGGAGTGATGAAGAATGACCAACATAGCAACAGTAGTATACACTGCCCTCATAGTATTCGGCATAATTGGTCTGACAGAGGTAGCGTTTGCGTGGTACGACATCCACGGACGAGATAAGACCTATGATGAGATACAAGAGCAGTGGTGTAGTGAAAATATTAAACATTAATTAATTTATCAGAAAGGAATAGGTTGTGCGCACATAAAACCGAGGTTCCCTTTTGGTAAGAGAAAATGTTAGATTTTGGATATTACAACATGGATTGTATGCAAGGAATGAAAGAATTTCCCGACAAGTATTTTGACCTTGCGATTGTAGACCCACCTTATGGGATTGGAGAAAATGGGGATAAAAACCATACAAGAAGCGGGCTGGCGAAAGCAAATGATTACAAGGCTTTTAGTGGAATGGATTTAAAGCCACCAAGCAAAAAATACTTTGATGAACTTTTTAGAGTTTCAAAAAATCAAATTATATGGGGAGCAAATCATTTTATAAGCAAAATGCCGTTTGATAGTAGTTGTTGGATTGTTTTGGATAAAGATAATGGGGATAACGATTTTGCTGATTGTGAGCTTGCATGGACTTCGTTCAGTACTGCAGTAAGGAAGATTAAATATAGGTGGCACGGAATGCTTCAGCAAAACATGAAACTTAAAGAAAAGCGCATGCACCCAACGCAAAAGCCAGTTGCATTGTACGAATGGATTTTAAGCAGATACGCAAAAGACGGAGATATTATTCTTGATACTCATGTAGGCAGTGCGAGTAGTTTGATAGCTTGCTATAACACTAACCATAAATTTGTTGGGTTTGAGCTTGACGAATACTATTACAAGGTATCAAAGCAGAGGCTAGATACCGAAATGGCACAAATGAGATTAAGTGATTTTATGTAGAGGTGAAACAATGAAACACTACAAACCAATTAAATGTGTAGTCTGTAGCAAGATATTTACACCGACCGCAGCTAACCAAAATACGTGTTGCGAAGCACATAGAGAGCAGAGGGCTACGGAATTAAGAAAAATCAGAGAAAAGAAAAGACTCAAAAGAAAGCCTGTTAAGAAAAACAAACTTGCGGAAATCTGCGAGATTGCTAAGAGTAAAGGTATGAGCTACGGACAATACATGGCAGAGCAATATAAAAAGGAAGTGACGATAAGATGAATAGCAGAACTATAAGTGATATAGAGCCATTTGAAAGACAATGTGTATACGAGGACAACAAGCCGTGCAACACCACATGCCGATACTCAAATACTTGTATACACAGTGCAAGCAAAACCGAAGAATAGGAGATAGGCTTATTATGTATATCAAGGAGTGCCATACGATTTCGTAAATAATGGCGCAATCCTAGGAAAATAAAGGGTTTGCGGAGTTTTCGTAAAATCGTAAAAAATATAAAATTCTATGTATTTTAATGCATTTTAATGCGAAAAGTGTGTAGTAACTGTGTAGTAACCACCTCAAAAAGTGTGTAGTAAAAATTGTATATAGAAAAGCCATTATATGACACAAATATGAGAAGAACATGGAAATGCTCTTCTCTTTTTTTATGCCACAATTTAGGCATAAGGAGATGATGTTATGTTTGACGATGAAGTAAGAGAACAAATATTTGCAAAAAGTGAGTTACAAAAAACCGACTTAATGACATTATCCCTTGTCATTAAAGCGATAGAAGAGGTTTTGGAGGAAAACGAAAATGAACATGCCGTATCAGCAACCAATGATGAATTATACACCTAATTATGGAGCATATCAGTACAACCCAATGGCGAGCTATCAGAGATACCAACAGCCTGAACCAACACAAGGAATAAGTGGCAGAGTAGTACAAGCAATTGAGACGATTAATCCCAACGAGGTGCCAATGGATGGCAGTGTAGCATTTTTTCCAAAACAGGATTTAACGGAGATATATGCCAAGAGCTGGAATGCTGACGGAACAATACGCACATTGACTTTTAAGCCGGTTTTAAACGATAAGACAGACATTTTATCTGGTGACACGGAAAAGCTTGAATTTGACCTATCAGAAAAAGCCACAGAGGGCATTATGGCAAAGCTCAACGAACTATCTGAGAAAATTGAGCAATTATCTTTAGGAGCGCAGAGAAAAACTCCACGAACACAAAACAAGGAGAGTGAAAAAGTATGAATGTAATGGGAATAATGCAACAGATAATGAGCAATAATCGCGTAATGAAAAATCCAATGATTCAGAATGCAATGAGCATGGCTCAAAGCGGAAACGGCAAGGGAATTGAGCAAATGGCAAGAAACCTATGCAAAGAAAAGGGCATTAATCCTGATGATGTAATAAAGCAGATTAAAGGTAATTTTGGGATATAGCATATGAGAGAACGTGCGCACGGCTCTTTATGAAATAAATTTTGGAGGTAAAACAGATGTTCAACACAGGAAATTGTCCAAGCGTACCTATTGTGGCGAATTTGGACGGAAACAACAACGGAAATAACTGGAATGACGGCTCATGGCTTTGGTTCCTTATCGTAGTATTTGCGATATTTGGGGGCTGGGGTAACGGCTTTGGTGGTTTTGGCGGCACTAATGGTGGTGTCGGAAGCGAAATTCAGAGAGGATTTGACAATCAGGCGGTTATCAGCAAGTTAGATGGCATTTCTAACGGACTTTGTGACGGCTTTTATGCCATGAACAACAGTATACTCACAGGCTTTAATGGTATTAACACAAATATCATGCAGACCGGATACGGCATACAACAGGCGGTAAACGCTGACACAGTTGCTAATATGCAGAATACCAACGCTTTACAGTCACAGCTTGCTAACTGCTGCTGTGAGACGAGAGAAGCCATCCAGGGAATTAATTACAACTTAGCAACTAACACTTGTGCTTTACAAAACACAATGAATAGCAACACAAGAGACATCATTGATAGTCAGCAGGCAGGAACGAGGGCTATTCTTGATTACTTATGTACAAAGGAAAATGCGGATTTGAGAGATAAGGTGCAGAAACTTGAACTTTCTGCTTCACAGGATAGACAAAATGCACTTCTGACTACTGCAATGACAGCACAGACACAGCAGATTGTCAACTCTGTAAATCCTACGGCTATTCCAGCTTATGTTGTGCCTAACCCAAATGCTTATGCATATGGCTGTGGTTGCAATACCGGCTGTAATTGCTAAAAATGAATAATTGAGTATCTTAATTGAGTTTAACTCAATCTAAACCGATTAAAAATCATTTTTAGTCGAGGCTTAGTCCAAGTTTAGTTGAGAGTTAGTCGAGATTATGTCTGCTAAGCAGTATTACTTATAACCCAAGGGCAGACTATAATGTTTGCCCTTATTTTGTGAAAGAGAGGTAAAGATAATGGAAATAACAGGAATTGCATTACAGACTGTTTCAGCCGGTGAAGATGTGGCATTTACAGAAACACCAGTATGCGGAACTAAATGTATCGTCCACAGACAGGGAAGTGGAATTATCAAGCTAAGAGGTATTACTAATCAGTGTAAGGCTAGATTTTTAGTATCGTATTCCGGTAACATTCAGATACCTACAGGCGGTACAGTTGGAGCTATTTCACTTGCCATTGCAGTAGACGGAGAGCCTTTACAGTCAACACGAATGATAGTTACTCCGGCAGCAGTACAAAATTTATTTAACGTTTCGGCTCAGGCATACGTGGACGTACCTTGCGGCTGTTGCAGTACTGTAGCGGTGCAGAATACATCTACACAGGCTATTGAAGTACAGAATAGTAACTTAATTGCTGTTCGTGAAGCGTAGGGGGTGAGAGTATGCACATTGAAAGAATGCACAAAATGCAAGAGTGTCTTACAGAGAAAGCCGTCAACGAGCTTGAAAAGGGCGTTGAGAATGTTGACACTTCCGAGATGGGACAGGTCGTAGATATGATAAAAGACCTTGCAGAAGCTGAGTATCATTCAATAATTTCCAAGGCTATGAAAAAGGCTGATGAAGAGGAAGAAGAGTACGACAAAGAACTCCTAAGAAGTCTTAAGGCAGAATATGGCGAAGAAAGTGGTAGAAGATATTACGACCAATATCGCTATGCAAATGGCAGATTTGCCCCTAAAGGTCGTGGAACACGTAGGGGATATGAAGAACCGCCATATTATCACATGCCGGTAAACTACAACGACATGGAGTATATGCGTGACATGGATAAGAGCCAAGGTAAGATGTACTACTCTGAACCGATTGCACCACATGTGAGTGAAAGCAATTATGACAGGGCAAAGAGACATTATACCGAGACAAAAGAAATGCACAAAGGAGCTTCTACAGAGGACAAAGAGCATAAAATGAAAGCCCTTGATATGTATATCCGTGAATTAAGTGGAGATATATCGGAGCTTCTGAATGACATGACACCCGATGAACGCAACCTTTTACGCACAAAAATGAGCAATCTTGCGTCAAAACTGTAATTATTAAGGCTATGGGTAGTAATGCTCATAGCCTGTTTTTCGCACATTGATAACTGAATATTGGCTAGTGAAAAATATTTTAAAATAATGCTTGACAATATGGTGTGACATAAATATAATAAAGGTGTGACAAGAAAGGAAGTGATGTTTATGTCACCAGCAGGCAGACCTAAAGTTGGCAATCCGAAATCAAGCAGATTTAGTATCAGACTTGATGAGGAAACAGAAAGAAAGCTGAAAGCCTATTGTGAACAGCACAATTTCACAAAAGGTGAAGCCATCAGAAGAGGAATACATTTACTTTTGGATAAAACGGAGGCTATTCATGAAAAGACAAAAAATAGGAACTTTTAACAACCTTAAAAATGGAGATTTGATAATCAGCCCCATTGATAATGAGGTCACTCAATATTATATAGATAAAGACGGAATAAAGTATTTATCTAGCAAGAACTCATTGTTTGGCATATTTCAATTTGATGCCGAAGATTTTTATTTTTATAATGGGGAAAAGAAATGTGGAGAAATAGATAAACACTATTTTCTCTAGTAAAAAGCCACTAGCTGATATTCGGTTAGTGGCTTTTGCTTTATTCAGAAAGGAGTATACAGGTGTTTATTAATGTTAATGATATATTGTGGCACATACAATTTAAAAAGCCCACATCAAGCGAATTAAAAAGGTCAGACGGCACAATAAGTTTAGGAGTGACCGACAACGCAACTAAGACAGTAACGATAGCTGATAATGTGTCTGATTACATGGCTGACAAGATACTATGCCACGAGCTGGTGCATGTGTACTCATTCTCATACGGCTGTGACATTGACATAGAGACAGAGGAAATAATCGCAGACTTTATGAGCTTGTACGGACGGAATATTGTATACACGGCTGACAAAATATTTAATTTATTGGAGCAGAAATATGGATAGAATAGACAGACTATTAGAATACATACATCGGACTAATCCGGAAATGACACGGCAGAAATTGATTGAGAAACTAGGAGAGAGTGACTACAGTGCTAAGAGCATTTATTTTTTGGCAATTCAAAATTCAAACCCCTAAAAATTTTAGGATTCGAGAAGTACCCCCCTACCTTTGAATTTTTTGATTTCAAAAATCCGTTCGCAAAATTTTACAAAAACTTGTCGAGAACTTGCAAAGAACTCGCACTGCACTTTAATTGAGTGAAGTTTTCTGAAAATTCAAACACTTTCCGTGAATTGGTGCGCCTGACTCGTTAGATATTGCACCCGGCACAACTTGCCACGGCTTGAACCTCTACAGATATATTACAGGGCATTGTAAACGGCTTGTTTTATGGCTTATTATAGCGTACTCGATAAAATCCACGCTAACACGTATAAAAGCCCTTAAAACGTCAAATACACGGCTTTAAATGTGTATATCATAAAATCATAGAATATTTTTATTAATTTGTCAATGTACTACACCCGGACTTATAGCCGGATAACTTGCGACAGTTTCAACGGCTGCGCGCTTGATTTTAGACACAACAAAAAGGGATATAAAATATCCCTAGTGGTAACACGTGATATATTTCCCGTCTTGATAGTCACAAAACAGCGTGACCGGGTGAACGTGCGCGTGCTTCTCTACGACTTGCAGCCATTCACCGCACCTTTGAACTGTTATTTTTAACTCGTGTGACTCCATCCATTCTATGCAGTCATACTTGATATAATTAAAATCACTTATTTTTGACATTTCATAACCTAGCGCCTTAACACGCTTATATATTTCCTTTTTCCCCAGGTATTCATATTTTGACATAATACACCCCCTAACTATAACAAGCCTTAATTATTGGGCTTATATAGTTTTTGTGCTGTAGATAGTTAGAGAAAGCCGTCCGGCGGTATTCCTTGCCACTAATAAGCGCGGTAACATCGTCACACGCGCCAGACTCTGCGACAGCTCTAAAAATGTCTGTTATTGCTTTACGTGTGGCGCGCTCGCTTGCCTGATATTCCGGCGCGCTTTGATATTTGCCATTGTAGCGTGCTTTTATTTCCATTTCTACAGCATCAAGCGTGGTTAGTTCGTTATCGTTCATCCATCAACCCCCTTTTCTATTCGTGCATGGTTTATAGTTGCTTTTTGACCTTTTCGCGGTTCATACGTGCGTTAATCTGTTTTTATTAGGTGGTAACGCAAATCACCTATAAAGGGCGCACAATTATTTGTTCAGGCGTTGCACCTCTTGAGCCTGATGCAAATATAAAGGCATTTACAAAACCTCTTGACGCGATTATTTACCGGACGCGCGGACGGAGTGCAATATATACAGCCGTAAAGCCGTATAAAAGCACCTATAAAAAATATTGAATTGATTAATATAAAGCCTGAAAAGCCTTATATATAAAGCTAATAGCCGGACTTGCACCGGCTGGAATACCTTTGTTAATTTGTATTGCTATTAGCTTGCGAATTATTTTAATATTATCCCTTTTGCTTCTGCTCTTAAAATCTTAATAGCTTCTTGCGTGGTGTGTTCCCTGTACCACTTCCAAGGCTTTTTGTATGCTCTTGCGAGCGCAAAATCCTCATGCTTTTCCGCTAAAATGTCTCTAACCTCTAAAAATGCCTTTTTTGCTTCTTCCAATCTGTTCATAATGTTTACACCTCACAAATTAATAAAAAAATAAAAATAAACCACCATACCCAATTACAAGGCACGACACAAAAAGCCCGAAAGCCTTTAAAAGCTCGATTAAATCTCTCATAGTTGCACCCCCTAACAATAACAAAAATCACCTTGTAGCCCGGTTGTAATAATCATTTTCCCATCCTTACGGCGGTAAACTACACCGCAACCGCCATCACTTAAAGACCACACAAGCCAGCCAGCCGGAGCCATTTTTTCATGGTTCTTATAATCATAAAAAGCATAATGCGGTTTTATTCCGCTTTTTTCCTGTTCAAGTGCGTTGTTTATAATTTCATCGTCCGTTAATAGCAACGCTTTTCCGTTTTTCTGTCGTCCGCAATATCTCATTTTGTGCCTTTCTGGTCTGCCATCATCAGCACCGGGAGACCGTCCCGCGGTGGACGCTCCAAGTTGGAGCGTTTCGGCTATGCTATTCTAACAACTGCATTTTTAATATTTGAGAAGTGGAAAAGTTCCCCGGTTTCAATATTTTCAAATATTACAGATGGCGCAAAGGTTTCAAATGGTGCAAACACATCACCCTTGCAGGTGTATGGGCTTTTTTCTGTGTTCCAATCGATTCCAAGTTTTCCGGCTTTTTCGTACACACGAAAAACCTTGCCATAGTTTCTGGTTTGTATCTCCTTATTGTGCAAATCGTATAAATGTACTTTGATTGTATCGTTTGTTTTCATATTTAGACCCTCTTTCTTATCTGTTTACTATTTCGTAAATCTGCGCCAATTTACAATATTCTTCACATTCTTTTTGTTTTGGGCACTTGGTGCAATCATTTTCGTGAGTGCCGCAAACTTTTGTTAATTCATTTTCTAACTCTTTGATTCTTTCCATATAAAAGTACCTCCATATTTAATAAAATGTTATTTTGTTCCTTGTCTTTCGACTTGACTATATATTATCGTATTATATTAGTAATGTCAATACATAATTGCAAAAATATTGCAAAAATATTTATACTACTAATTAGGATAATATTTATATTCATAATTTCAAAATTATATATAATAAGTAATAAAACAATAATTGCAATAATACATGTAATTAATATTGACATAGTAATTTAATTGTTATATATTTATGTATAGCAATATTATTTATAGTATTATTCTTAGTGATTATTGATATTATTAGTTTATATAATGAGGTGCAAAAATGGATGAAAAGAAAATGATTGAAAACTATAAAAGTAGAGTAAAGAGACAGAACGAAAAAGCAAAAGAGAACTACGACAGAATAAGCGTTATGCTGCCAAAGGGCACAAAAGACAGAATACAGGCACAAGGGCTGACAATTAACGGATTTGTAAACCAATTAGTATTGGACAAGCTGGACGAGCTGGAAAACAATAAAAATAAATGCCCATTTTAAAAATTATTGCAATTATGTATTGCATTTATGCATTGAATATGTTAATATAATGTCGTAGCAAATAAACAGTTTAATTAATGAGGTGGGAAAAAGTGAAAAGCTATGATTATATTGTTATCTCCGGTAACAATGAAGAAATTTATAACACCAAAAAAGAAGTAAACAAAAGAGTTAAGGAGCTAACAAGCCAAGGAAAAACCGGCTACTTTGCAAAGTGGGACTTAATCAACGATGAAATTCTAGAAGGTAGTCAAGTAGATTTTTAAAATTGGAGGTATAAAGAGTATGAGAAATTTTTTGATAACAAAGAAAACATATAAATGTGGCAAGCTTGCCGGATTTGAAATTCTTGGAATGGTTCAGGGTGATAATTTCCCGGCATATGACAAAGAGACCGCAAAAAAGCTATTCGGCTGTGAATACGTGGATGTTTTAGAGGTTCCGGAAAAATGCCACATCAAAGTATTATAAGGGGGTGCAAATATGAGGATTAAAGGAATCGGAATAATCAGCAAAGAAAAAGCTATGGAAATTTTAACGAGAGAAGGACGCAAAGCAGTAAGAGATGGAGAAATCACAACGGAAGAACTCGGAGAAATGTACAAGTTGCAAAAAGTTAAAGAGGCTTGTACAATTGGTACTTGTACCGACAGCTTCAACAACTCTTATGAGTGGATACCGGACGAGCTTAAAGAGGAGCTAACACCGGAACAATTGGGAGCTTTAACGGAAGCATTTTATAAATGCTATGGAGCCGGTAAAAACGACAAAAGAGGGGATTAAAGCCCCTCTTTTTTAATGCTCGAAAAGCATTATTTAAAATATTATTTTTTCAATCCGTGGCTGTTCGGAATTGGTAAACAGCGCCTTTTACAAGCCCATCCGCCTGTAAAGACATTTTTATTTTACTACAGTTTGGCACAATAGCAAGTGCTTTTTAAGTCGGTTTTTATGGCTGGCTTTTTATTTTTATATAATATAATATATATGTGTGATGTGGTATATATTAATCAATACAGTTATTGTTATATATCCAATAGCTCTATGTATTGACAAAATAAGTATATTTGATTATTATTATTTTAATTAAATTAATAAGCGAATGCCGGCTAGCTCGTATCGTTTGGAATTGCTCCAAGCGGTGCGGGCTTTTTTATTTTATGATTTTGAGGTGCTGAGATGGAAAAAATTAAAGGAAATATAACTAAACATTTAATTGCCGATTTTGGCACTTTTCAGCTTTATCGGGAGGACTTCGAGAGGGCTATAGAACAGGCTTGCCAAGAGCTGCAAATTGACGATTTGAAAAGCGAGGGACAGAGGCCGTGGAAAGCTGTTTGTAAAAGAGTCGGTGAAATTATATTTAATGATAACAGTATATTAAAAGACAAACAGTTATATGATAATACATGTATGCTAACCAACTACAATAGATATAATTATAATATATTAAATAATATATGCGAT